TCTTTTTGTCCTTCTTTACGAGTATAAGGTTTAGATAAATGATTAAAATCTTCTTGAGTTATTCCTCTACCATTATCTTGAATAGCAAGAGTAGAGTCATTTTCCATAAATATAGTTACTATTTTTGTATCTGAGTCATTGTACTTTAAACCATTACGAATAAGATTATCCACAGCTGTGCAAAATAATGCTTCATTAACTTCTATAGTAGGTAAATCTTTAATTAATACTTGACTTTTATATGAAGTTGAAGTTAAATAAGAATCTAATATTTGTTTTAGATTATATAATTCTTTATCTATTACAACATCTTTTTTAACTAAGTTAGTAAACTCATAAACACCCTTATAGACTTTTTGAGCATGAGTTAACCCCTCTTTAATCATTTTAAGAGGGGCTTCAATTTTTAATTTCTGGATATCTTCGGGACTGAGTCTTCTCTCTAATGAACTAATACCTCTTGGTATATAGGTGTTAATACCTGAGTGCATGTCATGTCTAAGAATTTTAGCTGCGTGCTCTAGATATATATTTTTTCTATTCAACTCAGCTGATTGTTCCATGATTTTGGTAACATCTTGCCTAATAGATGAGAAGCCTTTTAGTTTACCACATTTATCAAAACGGGCTCTAATGTAAGTGTCTACCCAATAATACTCCCCGTCTTTAGTTTTATTACACACAATGTCATTCCATATCTCACCTCTTAATACTGTCTTATACATTTCACCCCAATACCCATCAGGTTGGGTTCCAGAATTAACTATTGAATGGTCTTTACCTATAACTTCTTCAAGTTTCCACCCAGAAATATCTTCAAATTTTTTATTTACATAAGTAATTTTACCGTTTTCATCAGTTATAGATATAATAGCTGCTTTGTCGATAAACTTATCTGTCTCACTTAATTCCTTTTTTACAAATAAAGAATTGAGTAAGGTTTTGAAAAATAAAGAAATTTTATTCTTTAGGGAGTTCATTGTTACTTCAATAAACTATAGTACTCATTGAAGTGTTTAATACGATCAGGTAAACCAATTGTACCGCCGTTTACTCGCTTAGTAACCGCAGTGACAGTTGCTTCATCAGCTCCTTTATCACATATTGACCATAATTTATTTGAGTCAAAGAAAAATGCTGCTGATGCCAATGGGTATTTAGTTGCTACTAAATCAGGATTAGCAACTGTGTCTTCGCCTATGAAATTAGCAAAATTAGTGTAATTAGACTTACCAGTTAATTGGATGTAACCACGTCCGCGATACTTATATCCTTCACCTGTTGACTCATCACCATTACCCATTCTTGCTCCATAAACACGAGAAGCAATTTTTTCTGGGTTACGAGCATAAGAATTAGCTAAGTCACCAGGAAAATATTTACCAAATATCTTTTTTAATCCATCTGCTGAGTAGTTTAGGTTTTCATTGATAAATTTAAACCCACCTGACTCATGTCCACATTGTGCTAAGAAATGAGCTAGACGTAATGGAGTAGTGATATTGAATTTAGCAGCTGTATCCGGGATTTGAGCTATTACTGAGTCGGGAACATGTCCTTTTAAAGCATCTAGTTTAAATGAGCTTGGTGGTATTGCTACTGGTGCTGCGGGTGCTGCTGGTGCTGGTGTCCCAAACATCTTACCCCATGTACCATCTCCTACAATACCATCAGCTGCTAATCCGTTAGCTGCTTGCCATTCTTTAACTTTAGCTTCAGTGCCTGGTCCAAATATTCCATCTGCTCCTAGGCCTAGTAATGTTTGAAGTTGTTTAACTTCTTCTCCTCGTGATCCGTTTTTTAGTAACATAGTAAATTGTTTAGTGATAAATATCACTTAACTTTTACTTTTCGCAGTCACATTCAACAATTTCTTCATCCACTCCTAAACAGAAAGCTACATCTCCAATTTGTGGCTTTTTGTTAGTATAATACATAATTCCATTCTCAGTTATTACTTGCCACTTCATATCTATACTTTTATCTATATTTCTTTCTACAGATATAACTTTAATAGGCCACGCTTTAGTAGTGTCTGTTGGTATAATAGGTTGTGGACTTACAACTACAGTATCAGTACGAGGAATAAGAATTGGTGGTGCTGTAATTAGATCACAACTGATTAAACCTATGCTTAGTAATGTTAATGCTATTTTTTTCATCTTGGTTCTACTTTAGTTTGTTTTGCTTCTTCTTTACTTAATACAAATGCTAGGCCTGAGCCTATAGCTACCAGTAATGATGTTTCACTTACTTGACATACCTTCACTTCATCACTTGTGAATCTAGAATCTGTTGTTTCAACAACATTATATACTCTAGGATACACTGTTACCTCACTCAGTCTCATTCTCAACTACTCCTACTTTAAATTCTTCACCTTCATAAATTAAAAACTGGCTTGAATCATCAAAGGTATCAATAAAATAATATCTACCTCCAGTTGCTTTGCCTTCAATATCAATCTTTCTAACCTTAGTATGCCCTACTACTTGAATATAATCTGTTTTCAAGAATGTATCTCTATTACCAGACATCAAACTAGAAGGTCTAATCCAAATAGGCGTTTGTGTTTTAGTATCACCATACTGATCAATACCACAGAACATAAAACGATTAGGTTGGTATTTCCAAATAGCATTTACAAAATCAGCTATATTAGTTACAGTACCTTGATCTGTAAATGGTTCATATTGATTTTGGTATACTAACCAATTATGACCTATACCAGCGTGCGTAAACAGGATATTATCAAGTTGATAACACATCTGTAGGTGATGTTTATTTTCTTCTAATAGTTGTCTATTAACAGGCATTGCTCCATGTTTATATCCGGAGTATGTTTCACCCATTGGCAAATAATGGAAGTCATGATTACCAATTAGTAAGATAACTTCACACTCACTCTTCTCCTTAAATTCAATAATCTCCTTAAAGTTGTGTTGTTGCACAACAGGATCAATATCAAAACTGTCAAAATAATCTCCTATAAAGATAACTCGATCTGCTTTTTCTTGGGCAACAATGTCTTTCCAAACACTGCGGCCATGAATATCTCCTAATATTATTGTTTTCAACTTGCTAAATATAAACGTTCATAATTGTACTTTGCTACGATGTTGGTTTCAGCCAACTTACCATAACTATTTTTAACGTCATTATAAGATTCATTCAATTGTTTCTTATCAGTAAAACATTCACCTAGCATTCTAGCAAATTCATCGTTTGATTCATCCACTACTGATTGGGGAACATCTGGTAACCCACAATAATATGCTTCACCTACTTCACTGATGAACATCCCACTATAGAATCCTTTTAATTGGAATCGTTCAACGAATCTATCTGCGTTACACCAAATAAATACGTTGTTTTTCTTTTTATTTAGATGTTCAACTAATCCACCGTCAACTACAAACATTCTATTAAAACCTATTCCAAATAAACCTGAGGGTGATCCGTGTCCCATCATCATTACTCGATCATGACTTTCAATCAACTCGATTATTTCTTCCCTGCTTTTACTTTGAGTAATAACTGTTTTATTCTCTACACCTTCGTAGATTGGCTTCAGAAAATCAGTTGAATAGTCTGAAGGATGTATTACTAATGTTTTCATTTTACTAATTTTTTAATTTTGATGATAAAACGACGCTTAAAACAACTTAGTGTAGTTTGAAATGTACTTACTGGTGTTTCGGTTTTCAATTCACCAAATGCTTTTTTCATTGCAACTCTAATCTTAGGATTAACTTTAATTAATTCAAAGAATTTATCTAAATGAGCATTTGATTTTGATGTCCATTTACCACCTACAAACTCGGTTAATGTTACTCGTGTATCACTTATTGTATCAAATAAGTAAACTGTAACTGTTTTTTCCCAACTGTCTGTAACGAATTGTAATTCTTGATTACCTGAAAGTGTGATTGATTTGCTCATAACCTTTATTATTTTTAATTATACTCTAAATATACGACAAAAAGGCCCGAGGGCCAAATTTTTGTACATATTTCTTTAAGTTGTTTTAAAATGGTAAATCCTCTCCCTCACTACCAATAATTCCTTCAGGGGTGGGTGGATTGAAATACCCATCCAAAAATGACTTAGGGTACAACATTACATTACCTGTATATTTTGGGTTAGATATTTCTCTCATCCCCACTTTTATATCTTTATAGCAAGCAGCAAGATATACTTGTTTACCTAAATCATTCCCAGCTGCTTTACCTAGGTATTCATATAATGACATCATAGGATCAACCATTGATTACCTCCTCTATTTTTTTCCATTCTATTTCAGATCCTTCTTTACTGGAATTACCTGTGGGCATTGCTAGGTGGATTTGATTGTTTTCATCTTTCCCAATTGCTAAAAACCCAAACCCTTCACAAATGTAAGGAATCATTGTACTTTTAGGCATTTCAGAAGCGACTACTTCAATATCAAAATCCCAACCCATTTCCGGGACATTTAGCTCGACCCATTGTTTACTAAATTCAGCCATATTATTTTTGTTTATAAATTTACTATTGAATCTGGTTTAAGCCAATTTACTTTATAATCTTTTAGTACTGCTTTTTTAGCATACCAATCAATACATGGTTTACCAGTATGGTATTTACCGGCGGCTTGTTTCCAACTTTTAGTTTTCCTAAAATTAGAAGCCATCATCTTCATTGATATCATCACATTCAGTTCAATGCTGTCTCTTAATTGCTGTTTAGTTACATTAAAACCAGCGTAGTGAGAAGCCCATCTAGGCATAATTTGCATTGGACCAACTGCTCCACATGATGATGTTTTTCTGTGATTATACTCGTGGTCATGCGGTCCTCTATACGTGGTTTCTAGATATGCTATATTAAAAGCAATATTTAAAGGAACCCCAAATGAATCAGCATATAATACAATTGCGTCATGCATTCGTTGTGAAACAGAGCATGGTGCTGGGTCTGGGGCAGTGTAGAGTGTTCCGCTAGTGAATAACCCAATTGCTCCTAAAGAAATCAGTAGTTTTTTCATATCCAATTTGGTTTACGTGATGGTACTTTTTTCCAATCTAACTTTTTAACTTTAACTTTATCGTTAATATAAAAGTTCTTATACGATTCAATAGTATCCTCTACTCTAAACTCCTCAGGCATACACTTTGGCGGTTCAACAAAACCATTGTCTGGTAGGTTAGGTTTGTTGGTTTGGCACCATTCTAATACTTTCTTTGTTGCGTGTGACTTGCCATAACGCATCTCAAACTCACGACATATTTCCAACCCATGTTCAACTAACCAATTGTAGTGTTGAATTGATTGCCTAGTCCAAATAGTTGATGGGTGATTTTTATGAGCACGTTTATAAGGTGCTTCAGAACCTGTTTCCCAATGTGCTGTACAACACATTTGAGCTGATTCAATTTGCATTTTACGAATATGATCATCGGCTAATTGTTGAGCAGCAATAATCGGGTTAGCATGTATGTAGAAAATATTCATGCTGTAAATGTACGAAAAAAGGGCCCGAAGGCCCAGTTTTATTTAATATGTTTTTAGATTATTAGAATCTAGTTTCTAAATCTTTAACAGTTGATCTAGCCATATCTTCAAAATCAAGTTCATTATTTCCTTTACCCATATTCCAAGCAACTTGTAAAGCATCTGCTACGAAAGCAACTTTATCATTATTATACCCAAAGTCATCAGCTTCTACACTATGATCATAAGGTTCATTATATCCATAGTAATCATCAGGGTCACCTTCTATTTCATCTAAACCAGATTTTTTACCTTTTTTAGCATCTATTTTAGCTTGGAATCCCATTGGGTCGCTTTGGGTCAATTTTTCAATTTTAACCTTATTAAACCACATATCGGCACCTTTATCAACTGTTACTTCTAATTCTAGTTCATTGCCTTTAAATTCATTCTTCCATGAATCTAAATCTTTAGTAGCCTTCATTGCTCTTAATACCCCAGATGTTTTTGTAGGTAAAGCTAAACCGTCAACATCTTCCCATGTTAAGTCTTTAATTTTTTTAACAATAACAGATGATGAATCTTCATTTTCATTAATATCTCCCATTTGTCTCTTTATGATCTCAATTGCTTTAGGATTGTCTCCTAGATCTTTTAAAAGTCGTTGGAATAATTGTTCACGATACTGTTTAATATCTGCCTCAGGATTAGTTGTTAAATCTTTTGGATCGGGATGAATACTACTCTCAGTTAGTAATTGATTGCGTCTCCACTCGTATACGTTAAATGCCATAGTTTATTTTATTATAAATATATGATTATTTTTTCTCGTCAGGATTCAATAGTCCCTTTCCGTATTGTTTCTTTCGTTCCCAATATCTATCTTTTACATACTGGTGTATAGGTAATGGTTTACCTTCATCATCAATACGAACAAATATAATTTTAGTGTGGGTAACTGTTTCTTGTGCCCCTGTATAAACATTATGTTTTCTTACTTCAATGTATATTGTTACTGAAGTGTTTCCAAATGATACTACCTCACCATATAATTTAAGTATACTACCTACCTTGACTGGTTTTTTAAATATTAACTCATCAATTTTTAAGGTAACAACCCGTTGTGTATCACAGATTTGGGCGGTGTATGATGCGGCGGCATCATCAATTAGAGACATAATGGTGCCACCAAACATATTGTCGTGTACACCAATGTCTCCTTTTTTACAAATGTAAGTTGTGATTAGTTCCATTAAAATAAATCGTCTAATTCTTTAGGACACTCGGCTATGATATGTTTCTTAACAAATCGTTTCCACCAATTATATAATTTCATCCGTAATTCCATATGTTAATGCTTCGTTAGCTGTAAAATACCAGTCACGTCTTGATTTTTTAACCTCGTCTAGTTGTTTTTGAGATATAGATGTTTTTGAGATTAAATACGAATCGTATTGCCTCATAAGACGATTACTTTCATCTAAATTCTCTTTAATAATAGATAACTTATCGTATGGGTGAGTATCTAAAGCCTCATGATACATGAATGTAGCATATTTACTTGCGAATCGTTTATGACCAGAAGCAAATATTGGTAACCCCATTGACATAGCATAACCATAACAGTAAGTATGAATTGGTGTTATTGAATTTTCAATTACACCTACTAAAGCAAAACCATCATAAATCACCCCACCAAAACTATTAACAACCAATTTAATAGGTTTACGCTCAAAATCTTTAGAGACTGAGTCTTGCTCGTCATCATACTCATTAGCATCTAATATGAATTGGATAACTTCTTCAACTGATTCATTATCAATATCATTACTTAAAACAATACTTCTGAATTGGTCTTCTCTATCAAAGTATCTATTTTTTCTACTAGTCATTACCTATGTTTTTTAGGTGAACATTGATGATGTAATGGGCTTTTACCTTTATTAACTCGTTTAGTTTGTTTATACATCAACTGTTGTCTTTTATGATGATGTTTATAGTCATATCCTTTTTGAGGAGCTGAACATGAAGCTAAAGCAGCTACGATTAAGAATAAAATTAGTTTTTTCATATTATTTCCTCCCATTCTGGTTCTTTAATTTCTTGTAAAAAGAATAATGTCTCACCTTCATGATATATCTGATCTGCTTCCGTATATTCTCTCCATAGATCAATAAGTTCGTTTCTAGTTTGGCCAGTTAAGTTGTCTACAAATTTACCAAACCATACTTTACGTTTTACAACATACGGTATACCATTGATAGTAAGTACATCAGTCCTCATTACTTGATTTATATTTCTTTCTATTATATACTTTACCTGAAGGTTTTGCCTTCTGTATCATTCTGCGCCTCACTATTTGGGCAACGTGTCGTAGTGATAGGCCGTTTAATGTATTATTATTTTCCATGATGTGTTTAATTATACTATAAATATAATAAAAAAGGCTTGGTGATCCAAGCCTTAATCATGAAAAAATTATAAATTACTTTTTGTCAGCCGACATTTTAGGGGCTGCCTTTTTCTTAAAATACTTTTTCTTTTTAGGTTTTGTTTCCTCAGTTTTAGGAACATCAATAATAGCATGCATTGACTTACCTTCCATTGCTCTAATTTGAGCATTTAGTACAATTACTTCATTTCGAAGCAATTGGCGTGTTGCGTCAATCATTTCTTTTTCTTGGTGAAGTGTTTGGTTTTCGCCAAGTAATGAATCAATTGTGTCCTCTAATGAACTGATTTTGTTTGTAGTGTAGCCTAATGCGGCGAATAATCCTACTACTAGGATAACTGTGATAATTGTTGTTAACATATTTATTTTTTATTTATTTACATTCTATCTGTTTTAACCTTGAAGTGGGCTAATTCAATTATTTCATTTTGGGTTTTATAAGGGTGAGATATTTTATATTCGTTTATATACTGGTGTAGTTTGTCTACATCTCCAGCTATATGTGCTTGGTAAAATATTTCTTCAATGCGCTCTTCATTGCTCATAAAAACTATCCCTTTTAAATTTATAAATCATATTAAATGTAGCCAAATTATCTCTAATTTCTTTTACATCTGCTTTTTTAAACTTCCAATAATCTACAAAATTGCTTATTATTGTTTTCGCACAATCCAACTGCTCCTCATTTTCTATAGAGTTAAGTATTTTGATTATTTTATCTATGTGTTGTCTAAATACTTTTTTCACTCGGCAAATATATGGATATACATATATTACTTCCAAAATAATTGTACCATTAATATAATAAAACTTAACCCTAAACAAATAGCTGTCTTCATTGTTATTGGTTCTCCAAATAATGATACAGACATAATTGTAAACATGACTGTGCCTATGACAAAACCTATTAATCTAGATGGCCACAGTTGTCCATCAAAATGTTGTACCATTAGGCTGACTGATGTCATAAATAGCATTGAGATCGGTATACCCAATAACACCATAGCCCACTGATGGGTTTTCATCCACTCATATTTCCACCTTCCTTGTAATTGGAGAAAAGTTAATACTTGAGCTAACACTCCCACTAACATTCCTAATAATAGTTTCATATATATTCCTTTTCTAGTTTATGGTAAGTGTATATTTCCAAGCATTTAAGTTGCTTATCATTATTAAGAGGTTTAGCATCATCTATGTTATCTGAGAACTCAGCCCACCCTTCTCGGAACCCAGTCCACACCTGACAGTATTCATTTAGTACTATGAATTGTGGTTCTTCTTCGATTATGGGTTTAGATGTCTTGCGTCTCATAACCTAGATTTGCTTCTGGTAGTACTCCAAGATCTTCAATTTTAACCCATACTCTCATTTTCCATAAGTCAAGGTCTTTACCATCTAATTCTGTAGCTCCATTTTCTTGGGCTCGGGCTATGATTAACAAGCATGTATCAAGGGTTTCAACTGCTTTTTCAGTGTTTTCGGCCTTAATGTATTCAAGTGCCTTTTTCCATGTGTTGGTGATTTGTCCTACTTTTTTACTCATAACCTTTATTTTATTAGATAAACAATTAAATTAAACACTGCTGATATAGCATACATTGATATTACTGCTACCCCAATTGTTGCTGCTAGAACAAAAAACACATCATCTGGTTTTACGTCTCGTTTCATAACATTTGCTTTTCTGTAAATATACGAAAGAAAGGCCCGTAGGCCAAATCTTTAGTTGGGAAGATTATAAAATGGTGTATCTTGCCTCACCAATTCCATATCTAAGGTTAATAGTATACAAAAATCCCGGATGTTGTCCCAATCATCTTCAATTAAAGTAACTAGATCTTCATCCGGGATAGTATCTAAATAAGTTTTAATACTCACTTCTATAAGCGTTTTTAGTTGTGTATGTTTTCTCGTTTCGTAGTTTGATAACTTCTTTTTTCTTACGTTTACCTTCTAGAACTTGAATATACGACTTTAAACACTCGTAATTTTGTAATGCACTGTTTTTACTCATAACTATTTTTGTTTAATTTATTTTCCTTGCTTGTTGTAAGGCTTAACATAGTTTTTACTATTCTTATTCTTACTTTGCTTTTTCTTGCTATGTACGCCTGGTCTTTTCTTTCTTGGTTTTGCGATAAATGTTCTAGTCGCTGATTGTTTTGCTTTTGCCATTTTTAGTGTGTGTTTGTTTTGATTTTAGTGTATTTATAGCTTCTACTATTTTAGTGCAATCCTCATATAATTCCTGCTCAATATAGTATTTTAAGTTTTCTTGTAACGTATCAGCAAAAAACTGTCTTTCAAGTGTTATGTCAAATATTGCTTCTTCTTCTAAACAATTTACTGATAGAACATGGACGTGTTTTTTTCGTCCGTTTAAATTAGATAAAATAGATTCTACAACGGCTTTAGATATAACAAAATCCTTTCTATCCACCATCTCTTGAAACTCTTCACTGTTATTTAAGGTAATTTCTGTAGCCATTTTAGAATAAGTTTAAAAATTTTGGGTCAATTTCTTTACTTTTGAGTTGATTCATCTTCTCATCATTTTTAAGAATCTGATCCGCTAGCCGCTCAAGGTGTTTAGACTTGATAGCTTCATAATCCGTTTCAATTTCTTTATGCCTCTTCTTTTTCATACTCACTGATAAATATTAATTAGAATCTACTAATAAATTCTGATCCGTCGTCTTTAGGTTCGGGTTTATCTAGTCCTAATTCCAATAATCGTTGTTTAGTATAATCATCTAATTCCCAATCAACTTGGCTGTTATATGTGGGTTTGTGGTCCTCTAAACCTTCAATTTGTTTGTTATCAAATACTTCTCCCACCATTAGATAATAACAATTATAGCAAAGCATTTCTACATTACCTAAGTTATAGTGCTGTTTATTACCATCTTTAAAATGCATTATTAGTGGAGTCTTATAATCAGAAACCCGTCTTTCATGGAACCCACAATTAGCACATTCTTCTTTTAAGTAACCCTCAGTTATCATTCTATACTTTAATTTCTGTGGGTTGAAGTGAGATGCGTCTACTCTACCTTCAATTATATCTAGTATAGCCGGGTCTTTTTTCTTAAAATGTGAGTGGGTAAGGAATTTAGGTATACCTTTACCAGATTGGTTTTTATGTGCCTCAAATAACGAAATCCCATCTTCGTTCTTATACACCTTCATGTATTTTTTAAGGTGTTGATAAGAACAATTCAAGTAACGGGCCGCAGCACGAACGGATTTAGTTTTATCCATCGCACTAACAACCATTTCTTTAGTTATGGGTTTGGGCTTAGCCATTATTCCTCCTCTTCAGCGTAACCTTCAGTTAAAAATTCTTCTACATCCGGGAACTCTTCATCGTCTAAGCCATCTAGCATAGTTTCGTTCCATTCTGTAAACTCTTCATCATCTAGTACTGATGGGATTGGGTTGGGTTTGTTTTTTATCCCAGTTTCTAATTCCATCATTTTGTCATAATCCTCTCTCTCGACAGCATATGTCTCAATCCAAGTGTGATCGCCTTCACCCATTTGAACGGTTACAGCTACTTTTTTCTCAACTGTGGAGTGTTTCACACAAGTTTGAGTGCCTGGTAGAATTTCCAATCGTTTTGGGTGAATATCTTCCCCGCATGTAATACATTGTCTACTCATTTATTATTTGTTTTATTTATTTTTTCAATTAAATTCCAAAGATCCAATGGTGTTTTAACCATATGTAATTTAGGTTTTTTACCCGGGAGTGTTATGTTTAACCCTAACAATTTTCCGTCAGCATCAAATCTATCATATACATACCACATGATTAGGTTAGCTGTACTTTCACTGTATTTTAAGAATATTAGGTTTTCAATTATTTTATAGTATGTTTCCTCATAGCTCCAAAGATCTATACCTAATTCCTCATGCATTACATTAGTACGGCTCCAGCAATGCTCAAGAAGAACTACAGTCTCAATAAATGTTTCCTTCTCTTCGGATTTACCACTTTTACTGAATTTGAGTTTGCTACCAAAATTATTTAGATTCATCTTTTTCTTTTACGGAATATATTTGTAACCAATCTTTAATTTCCATTTTCTTCATTGAAGCAAAATGAATAACCGCTATACCTATAGTCCCGGCAGTACACTTACCTAGGTGCTCTTGGGTTGGATCTATGTTTGAGTAATAAAAATATTCTTTATATTCCATTCTTTTGTAAAGATAATATCAAAAAATAAATAAGACAAATTATATTTTAATAAGATCATTTTGATATTCATCCATTGAATTAATAGTAATTTTTAGATTACCTAATTCAAATGTACCTATCTCACCATGTTCTTTAATAATATCATTTAATTGTTGAATGATATCAAAATCATCTTGATTAAAAACACCCCCATCAACTTCAACAATTATATCTTGTCCTCCATTAAACCAAGGTTTCAAAGCCTGATCAAGTTGGGGGTTAGAGTTATGTATTATTACAGATTTTTTATAAACAACATTGTATATAGAGTTTCTAAAGCCCCATTTTTTAACAAAACTTATATTTGAATTATGTTCTATTTGTTGGTAATCGGCTGTTGTACGAGATGTTTTACTTACAAAATGATATACTTGGGCGGGGCTTACTTTTCTTTCAAGCCCTGCTATATCACATCTAAGATGAAAATCATCATCCTCACAGAATAATTTAAAAGTATGTCCATCAATTCCGATGTAATCTTCTTTATAACAACCTAAGAATAATTGAGATCCTCCATCCTGCAATTCTTCTCCTAGTGGTAGATTATAGAATTTTTCGGTGTCAAGTGAATTTAAATCTCGACCACAATCAAGTATTATTTTACCAGGGTATATATCGTTATAAACTGGGGGTTCAACTCGAGTGTAGGTTACAATTCTACCTTTAATAATGTCTCTGTCCATGGTTTCGACAAATCCTGGTTTGAGGATCATATCATTATGGAGTAGGATTATTTTTTCACCATTGGCCTTGGCTACAGCGTTATTATAATTTACCCCCATAGTTACATTGTCATTTTCCTCAACAACAATCTCTACTTCATTTTCATTGGGATAAATTTCTCTAATGTTTTTAATAAGAGCATCAGTGTACTCTCGGGTTCTACTTACTGTAGGTATTACTAATGATATCATTTTATTAAGTTATCTATTATTTGGTAAATGTTTTTAGAAGGTTTAAAACCTAAATTATTTAATTTTGTAGTATCTAGATACATTGATTCAACTTGGACCAACTTATGAAAATCGGTAGGTTCCATTACCCCAATCTCACTTGTTGAGTTTAATTGGCTATAAGCATAGTCAATAATGTCTTTAAATAGTACTGGTACCCCGGATGCTAGGTTATATACCTCGCTGTTTTCGCCATTATCTATGATAAATTTAATACCGTCTGCAACATCTTCAACGTCTATATAATCTCTATAAAATTGGCCTTTGTTATATAGGTTTATTTTATTATTTTCTTTTATTTCGTTTAACAGAAACTGGAGTGCATTTTTCTTTTTAGATACTTTATTGTCATTTTTCCCTACTACATTTCCTAGTCTAATAATCTTGTATTTGATATCAAATGTTTTACAATATGACTCTAATAATTGCTCAGCAGCATATTTAGTTATAGAATAGAATCCTTTAGGATTACATATTGAATTCTCGTTTGCTGGTAGCCCAGTCTTACCATATACAAACCAAGAACTAATAAATGTAAATGTAACATCTCTGTCTTTACAATTCTCTAACACCTTCATTAGATGAACAAGATTAGTCTCTATATCAATATAAGGGTTAGTTAATACATTATAATTATCAACTGTACTTATTAGGTATAAAATATTATTAGTAGCAGGATTAACCTCATCTCTACCCATAATAATTGAATCAGGGTATTTTTTGTAAAATGCTGAGCCTATGAACCCGGTTCCTCCGAATATAGATATGTTACTCATTATTGTATTTGATTGAAGATTTTAATCATATTTTCTTTGTAATCTTTTACTGAAGAGAATTCTTTAACAAACATGTCTCTAGCATTATTAGTTACATCATTGTAGAAATCTATATCAGTTATTAATTTATTCAAAATTATTCTTAATCCTTCAAAGTCACCATAATCTACAACTAGATCAGGAAAACATTCTTTATGGGGGTTAGAGTTATTCCATCCAATACATGGAGTTTTTACCATAGCACACTGTAGTGGGAATGATCCTCCTATAGCTAGTGGGGTTAGGTTAATGGCTATTTTGAATTTAGCTAAGAGTTGATTGTATTTAATATAATCAAAATCATTCGATATTGAATTTAAATTTGGGATTTGTGTGTTATTCCCAAAATGGTATATTTTTTCTGAAGGGTAATCTTGGAGGAGCATGTATCCATCTAATGCCCCATATCTGTCTTCTATACCTCCTAATATAAAATTTTCTTTTTTATTAGGTAAATCTAATTGATTATAGACATCTAATAGTAACTGCTTGTGATAAAAACATGGTTTTTGGTATAGATTCTCATAGTACTTTTTATCCAAATCATTATGAACCAGTATTCCATCAACATTTATGATAATAAAATTTAACATATAGCTACGCAATATGTTATTGTTTTTATAAAAATATCTATGATCACTATCATGTTGGAATAATAGTTTTTTAGATATATTTCTAACTTTATTTATTATATCTATATTTAATATATCTACATTCTCATGAAGACACCCTAGTATTGCTATATCAAAATCATCATAAGGTATGTTATCTATATTTAAGTAATTACAGTGGTATGATTCTAGTCCTGATACCCAACTCATGGGGGGCCTAGGGCCCATTTGGAAGCCAGTTGTTACTCCATTGTAATTTAAATCTGTTAAATATAAGATTTTCATTTAAATTTAAAAATTAAATTATTTATATTTTGTTGGATAAATGAGGGCACATTTTGATTAAACTCTTTACTTTGAGTATATTTTAAATCATTTTTTACCATTAGTTTTCTGTAATAATCTACCATAAACCCATCTAAATTTTCTACTCTTAAAGGACCAATTCCGTACGGGAATACAATTTGATTATTTAAAATGTACTGTTGAACATCCTGGTTTAGTTTTTCTTTAAGAAAATAGGATGAATGCATAGAGTACAAATCCCACCCACCATATCCTTTCCAGTCTTGAGGTACAGGAGCAATCTCTTCAAAGAATGCTTTATTATATAGATCAAACCACCCAGCCCATTTAAATTGATCAATTGGAGATACATTAATATCTTCTTGGGTGGTGTGTAAGTAATTATCTATATCAAATATATCTAAACTAGTTTCCCAATCTTTATAATCATAATCACAAAATTCTTTGTGTGTTAATATATCCCAAGAACTATCCCATAGTTTCCCAATTTGAGTAGTTAATATAAAGTACTTATTAGGTATAGATTGAGCAGCCTGTATTATATAGGATAATAGATATTCACTGAAATACATGTCAGGACATATGCCCATATAGTAATCTATCTCTGGGGATATGCAGTCTCTTTGTAAGTCTAAGTGCCCGTATAGCTCGTTACCATCATATATTTTAGGATTATGGTTATAATCTTTTAGTAATAAGGATAATTGTTTGTATTTTTCAATAAAATATTCTTTTGGTAGTTTACTTTCATCCCAATTAATTAAATATGATGATAAATTTAAAGCACTATCTATGGTTATGTTTACATCTGGGGGTAGATAGTATTTAGATTTCTTTAGTTGGGTAAATGTTAGTAATGCATAGTCTATCTCCCACGGCATTATGTGGTAGGTAATTTTAATATTCATTTTTGAGTTTATTATAAACCTCTTTAATTCCTTCTTTTAAACCTATAAAATCTAGTAACACATTAGCTGTTCCATAATACGATAGTGCTGTTCCTTCTTTTTCAATTTGAATATCTACTTTATGATCATCTAAATCATTAATAATATTTGCTACTTCAGATAATTTATATAAACCAATATATGAACAATCTATTTGTTTAGGTACATTATCATTAATAATATAATAATCTACTAAAGAAATCAAATCTTTTATATAAAAGAAGTCCATAAACTTATCTTGATGGATAACTATGGGTTCTTTATTTATATAACGTTTGATGTTTCCTTTAATAAATCGAGTATCTAACTCATTCTCATCAAACATTCCAAATATTTTAATATTATAAAAGTTAGGTATCTCAGAAATAGAATTAGCTATAACTCTTTTACTTATACCATACGGAGTTTCAGGGGCATTTGTTTCTGCTCCTGACCCAAAGTGTATTAATGCTCCGAATTTATTTTTACAATATAATAGGTTATAATACATCTTAAGATTATTATCCATATCCCCCCAAGTGTCAGGTCTAAGTCTACTGCCTCCACTTACGGCACAATGAATAACAACATCAAAATAATGTTTTGAAAAATATTTTAATGTCTCAAATGAATCAGTTAAATCAAAATTTTGTCTTGTAATAGATGTTACATCATACTTATCTTTAAAAGCATTATGTAAACTTTTAGCTATATAACCATTTCCACCTGTGATTAGTATTTTCATCGTTTAAGATTTATATAAGTGGGTAGTTGCTTATCAAGGGAAAATAAAAAACTATCAGACAATTCACTATCATTTTCAGGCCAACTTGAAATTATATTATGGAAAACACCCATTATTTCTTTATCATCATGAGACCAATGAGAAAACCCTAAATAACCATAATCCTTATCTCTACCACCCCCAACAATATTTACAGGGATTTTTTCATGATCGAGATAATTACGGATCATCTCAAATGGCCTATAAATTGCAAATGGAGTAATCGAGTATACATAAGGAATTTTACCATCCATTGCTAAACCAATAGCTGCCCCCATCATTGCCATTTCAGAAGACCCCACATTATAGAATCTATCCGGATAATCATCCCTAATTTTATCCCATAATCCATAACCCAGATCTCCAGTAATTAAATAAATATCTGGGTTAGAGGACATTTCGGTATGTAAAAGTTGTGCGAATTGTTTTCTCATGATTCAATAACTTGTTTATAGTTTTCCTCTGACATTACATGGTAGTGGGCATTAAGTCCTTTTAAGAATGGGTATTGCTCTACTGTGGTATATCTTAATTCAATTCTAGGTAAAAATGCTTTAAGTCGAGTTGACATATAATCTATATCTACTTCTTTATATGCACATAATCCATTTATATTAACAAATACTTCAATATTGCTAATATTTAATTCTTGGATTGTTTTAAGTGATTCCCAAATGCTGCCTTCAGCTGCTTCTCCATCACTTATCAAAACCCATACTTTCCGATTTGGGTTAGCTAATGCTCTACCTAATGCTATAGGTAAACCTAAACCTAAACTACCCGTTGAACAATATATTTTGTTTTTTTCATCCCTGTGAGGATGACCACCATGCTTTAAAAATAACATTTCAGCATCAATACCAAAATATTTTTCTATACAAACATACATTGCTAATGAAGCATGTCCTGATGATAGGATAAAGATATCGTCTTTACTCATCTTTGAGTAAATTTCATCTACTATCTCAACACTTGAGAGATAGCTTCCTAAATGGCCTAATTTGTGTTTATATGCTATTTCAACAATTCGCTTTTTTAGATTTACCATATAAATTTTTCTTTATAATAATTAACCATTCCTAAGATAACATAATTAAAATCTGCTTTAGGTTCCCAACCCAATGCTTTAATTTTAGAATCATCTAAAGCATATCTAACATCCATACCTGGTCTGCTATATTTGAAATCAATGTGTTTTTCTATAGCCTCATAAGGTAAAGGTGATTTATAGTATGCTTCAATTATTGTAGAGACAGTATCAATATTTTGTTGTTCAAATCCTCCTGCTACGTTATATATCTCACCTATTTGCCCTTTCTCAATTAATGTAATAACAGCTTTTGCTGTGTCACCAGCATACAACCAATTTCTATAAGGTGTACCATTATTATGTAAAGGTATTTTACGGCCTAAATTTAAACATTTAATTGTTTTAGGTATTAATTTTTCAACATATTGCCCAATTCCATAATTGTTAGTTGGTCTAATAATCATATAAGGTACATTGTGTGTTCTACCCCAAGCCATAATTAACATATCTGCAGCTGCTTTAGTTGCTGAGTAAGGGTTACTTGGTTTAAGTAGATGTTCCTCAGTGTGCTCACCTTCATCTATATCCCCATACACCTCATCTGTGCTAAAATGTAATAAAACAGGTTTGGTTGAGTTTTCACCTCTATGATTTTTAATTAGCTCTAGTAGGTTATGTACTCCATCTATGTTTGATTTAACAAACTCAGCACTGCTAGCAATACTATTGCCAACATGAGTTTCAGCCGCTGTGTTAATTATAAAATCACAATCATATAAGAATTTAAGATCATTTATATCACAATGTACAAATGAGAAATTTTTATATTGGTTAAACTCTTCTAATAAATCTTCATTAGCAGCGTAGGTTATTTTATCTACACCTTTAACATACCATCCTTTTTTAAGGCATGCTCGGGTAACATAGGAACCTATGAAACCCAAACAGCCTGTTACATATACTACTTTCATTTATTAAAAAATTCTTTAATCTTGTCGCAAACATAATCTACATCCTCGATAGTCATTCCATGATGTGCTCCTAATAAGAAACCATTCTTCATGATTGTATCTGAGTTTTCAAATGGTTGGAGATATTCTCTATAAACTGGGTGGCGTGTTACGTTACCAGCAAATGTTACTCGGGTTTGGATATTATTATCTTCTAGGAAGGTTAGTAATTCTAAACGTCTTTCTGTTTGTAGTGGGATAGCTAACCAGTTTGGTTCAATACTATCATCTGGTAAGATAATTTCCTTTACATCTTTAAGGTTCTCAAAATAACGTCTAATATTATCTCTACGAGTATTTTTAAATGTTTCAAAACGTTCTAATTGTACTAGGCCGAATGCAGCACTCATTTCTGAGCATTTAAAGTTATATCCTAGTACATCATAGAGGAATTTATGATCATAAGGGATACCATCTACACTGTGGTTAAAGCGATCATCCATAATTTCAGAATTATCACCCATACGACCCCAATCTCGGTATTGTAATGCTCTATCAACGTGTTTTTTATCGTTATACATCACCATCCCTCCTGTTCCACCAGCTGTAATAACGTGGCTAGCATAAAAACTAGTAGTAGCAACATCTGTTTCTTCAGTATAAGTAACTGTGTCTGCTGAATCTTCAATTACAATAATGTCTTCTCTTCCAATACGTTTTAATTCAGAACGTAGTAATTTCCAATCTGGTTTGTTACCGATCAAATTAGGTACCATAATTGCTTTTACTTCATCATCAATCATAGCAATAATGTCTGCTACAGTTGGAACATAAGTAGTTAATCCAACATCTACAAATACTGGTTTGAAGCCTAATTGAATAATTGGAGCTAAAGTAGTACTAAATGTGCAAGCTGGGGTAATAATTTTACACCCTTTAGGTAAATCTAAAGCAGCTAATGCTAATAAACAAGCAGATGAACCTGAATTAACAAATACACCGTATTTTTTACCAAAGCGCTTGGCTATTTTTTCTTCAAATTCAACTGAGCGAGGGCCAAAGCCACCTAGCCAACCATCACGAAGACATGCTTCTACTGCTTTAATTTCTTCTTCTCCATAAGATTCAAACTTATACGGAGCATACCATACTTTTTTTTCTTTTTTCATATTCTGTAAATTTAATTAAAAAATTCATTACACCCACATTCTTCCTTAAAGAATTTTATAGTGTCAGAATTAAACAATTTTGTTTTGTATAAATGTGTTAAACGATTAAAATCTTCTAAAGGTCGTCCGTGTAACCCTTCGGCAATGTGCCATACTTTAATGTGTTTATGATCATGAGTAAATAATTTTCCATCATTAACATAGTAATGATAAATTGGAGCCTGGTACGGGTTGTTTATGGCTAGATCAAAAATATGGTTAGTATAATTAACTCCTTTGGCTCTAACATTATATACTACTTCACTAGTAGGGTACGGTCCATCTAAGATACGAGTTGAAAAAGTTTGCTCGGTCCATACTAATTCATTAAATGCTCCTTGTTCCCCAAACACACTAGGGTGCATAACCATTAACTCAACACATCTTTCTAATGCCTTTATATTGTTAAAACATATTACTCCTGAGTTTAGGTTGGCACTATCTTGTATTGTTGTTCCATCTTCAAATTCTAAAGTATAAAATGGGGTCTCAAAATACTCAGTTTTATCTTGTATATTATAATTTAAACTTGCTAGTATATCATGCTCATTATCTTCTAACATTTCATCAAATCTAGCACACGTAATGGTATCTATATCTAATACTATCAGTTTGTCTGCTTTGTAGTATTTCATTACTTCATAAGCTATAACAAATTTTTGAGCTACACTACTGTTTATTAATTTTGGATTACCAAATAAATTAAGATACTCTTCTAGATTATCATCATTGATATAAACCATTTCAATGTCTGGGTGCCATTTTCTAAAGCTTTTTAGACAACAATCTACATACTCATTATATCGAGATTGATCATTCCCATGCATTTGATTTAACTCAGTGTATTTATCTATCATTTGGGTATGCTGTAGAAATTTACCTGTAGTTACATTACTAAATACTGCTATTGTTTTCATTTATTGTTTGATTTGTTTTTCTATAAAATTTAAAGCCGATTCAATTACTTGATGCATGTCATAGTATTTGTACTCTGCCAGTCGGCCACCGAATATAATATTTGATTCATTATCAGCCAAAGTTTTGTATTGAGAATATTTAAAATTATTCTCATCATCATTGACTGGGTAATAAGGCTCTGTTTCTTTTGCTTTATACTCAGTCGGGTATTCCCAACTTATCCAAGTTATAGGTGAAGATATATTTTCAAAATGCTTATGTTCAATACATCTAGTATGAGGAGTTTCATCATCAGTATAATTCATCATTGCTGTGCCTTGAAAATTATCTGTGTTTAGTTTTTTGTGGTCAAATTTGGTTGTTTTATACTCTAATTCCCCAAATTGGTAATCATAAAAAGCATCTATAGGCCCAGTGTATATTACTTTTTTAGCTAAATTATCCCAATACTTTTTATCTTGTAAATAATCAACTTCAAGTTTTACCTCAATTCCATCTAATAATTTTTCAAATATTTGAGTGTATCCTCCAATTGGAATACCTTGATACTTATCATTAAAGTAATTGTTGTCATATGTAAATCGGACTGGGAGGCGTTTGATTATTTCTTTAGGTAAATCTTTAGGGTCTTTCCTCCATTGCTTAGATGTATATCCTTTAATTAATTTCTCATATACATCTCTACCAACTAATTTAATTGCTTGTTCTTCTAAATTAGATGGGTCGTTTATTTCTTCGCTTTGTTGTTCTATTATTCTTTTAGCCTGGTCCGGGTGGGTAACATTCCATAGTTTAGAAAATGTCCACATATTAAAAGGTAAAGAATATATTTCTCCCTTATAATTAGCAACTGGTCTTAAAGTAAAGTTGTTAAAGGAAACAAATTGGTTAATCCATTCCCATACTTTTTCATTTGATGTGTGGAAGATATGAGGACCATAAGTATGAATATTAATCCCATCCTTATTATCAGTATAACAATTCCCACCAATATGGTTTCTTTTTTCTAAAACAAGACATTTATAACCTTGTTTATTAAGTTCATGAGCACATATTGAACCAAAAAAACCTGACCCTACTATTATATAATCGTACATTTATAGATTATTAAATTCAACAATTTCTTCTATGGTATCTTTAAATCTACCAAATAAATCAGCATAGTGTTTAGCTAACTCAAAATTATGTTCTATAGCATTTTTTCTACTGTAATAATAATCTGGGGTTAATTCATTCGTTGCTTTGATGATCTCATCCTCATTTGTGCAATAAATGAAACCATCGGAATCATATCCTAATTCTTCTAAATTTGGGCAACCCCAATATATAGGAATGGTTTTGGATAAAAATGCATCTATTACCTTCTCAGTATGGTATCCTCGATTTGAAGAATTTTCTACACATATTGAAAACATACTATTCCATAGTTTTTTCTTTTCATGCCCTGGTGATTTGTCTTTATATTTAACAATAGTGTGGTTTCCGTTGTTGTATTGGTAATCTTCTAGGGTATAGTACCATTGTTTAGGGATAGTAATTTCATCACCTCTTTTATGTAATCTGTGTCTTAGATGATGTCCTTCAATCATTTGTTTAGCACCACATAAAAATGATACTTCAAATTTTTTATCAATACTATCAATATTATCAATATATTCTTTATCTAACCAACTAATACCAAATGGAAAAAATAAAGCATTAGGACATTTATTTAAAATTTCTTGTCCCCAGGCTAATATTATATCAAAAGCATGATAATTACTAATCACCCAATTGTGAATACCAAATAATTGATTTGGCTCAGATACTATTAGTATATTGTAAGGATTAATATTTAATTCCTCTAATGAAGTAATAGGATAATCATTAAATATAGTTATAGGTTTAGATTTTAAATCATCTGTAAGTGCTGATTCAAATTCGTTTGCTCCTATAAAATTAGAGAATACTTTAAGCATCTAGATTATAATTAAAAGGTTTTAAGTAATTATTCAGTATTTTATTCTTTACTTCTTCATCAATAATAAACATTTCAGAAGTGTATACCATTTCTAAAACGGATTGTAGACGATACTGTAGCATCTCTTCTTCATCTATATTAGGATTTAAATCTATGGATGAAATTCTATTCTTCCAAACTAAAGGCAAATCTTCTAAAGTAAACTTATAATCAACCCCAGATTTATTATATGCATAATAATTTGGATTTTTAGGGTTTATATTAACCCAACCTTCTTTATAATTATCATAACCATATCTTATTTTAATATCATTCTCAAAAAACCCGGGTGGAATATCTATAGCCGGGCACTGGTTGTTAGTTATTTGGGGGTAAACGTGTTGGTACCCGTCAAAGTGCCTACATATTTCCTTTAGTGGGATCATAACTTTGTGATGTGGGATAGGTTTAATTTCGGCTAGTCCTATTCCAAAAAAATCAGGTCGTGGTAGTCTAATATGATTAAACTCACCTTCACACCACCAACTATAATATAAATCTTTAGTTATAATTTGAATACTATCAAAATTAGTTGATACAATCGAAAGTGAATTATCATGAACTTGATATGTTGATGGGTTTCTAGTTAAATCTGATCCCCCAAGCTTAGCTGTTCTGATATTTTCAGGCCAATGGGAGAACTGTAGTGAGCATAGGTTTTCATTTTCCATTTTATTCACTAGTTCTTCTAAGTGTTGGGTGCTGTTATCAAAAAATATATGATCGTGGTTACAATAAAACCATATTAGGTTATCGTCTAGTAATTCATAATCTTTTTCCCAATCATTTTGGTACTCATTTCTTTCCCATTTTAAGATTAAATTAAAATTCTTAAACTCAATCTTAATAAAATCCTCTAACTCTTGTTGTCGATGTTTATAGATATCATCTAAAGATATTTTAAGAATAACCTTACTCCAAGGGTAAGCAACTGCTAAACCAGCTAGTGAGTATTTAAGGATATCAAAATTAGAAAACGATTGCAAATTTTCTCTAAACACAAACCCTTTTCCAATTGCTGGTTTTGTTTCTGTTATGAATGTATTACAAAATAATATCATATATCTAATTCTTTTATTCCGCTATTTCTATCTAAACAAATACTAAATGCAGCTTTAGTACCTTCAGGTTTTTTATCATTAATAAGATATCGGGGCCCACCCCCAATTCCCATTATTAGTTGATCATAAAATATCCCTACTTCAGAAAGTTGGTGTTCTGTTACTTTTCTTAAACTTTCTTTTCTTCCAGTTGTTAAAATAATATAGTAACCTTTCTTATCCCATTCAAGTAATTTCTCAATAGTCCCATCTAAAATTTCCATTTTATAATTAGGGTTAGCTGTAGTAGATGGAGGAGCATGTTCTACTAGTGTTCCATCTATATCACAGAATATGGTTTTAGGTCTAGCATCCATATAACTCTTTTAATTTGTTTTTGATATTGTTTTTAACTTGTTGATCTATATTGGGAAATTTAGATTTAATATCATATAAAAAATGATGGTTAGATAAAACATAATGACCACATATTTTAATCAATTCTTCTTTATTAGAATGTGGGTCAAAATCTTCATTTACCCATTTTACCCATTTTTTAGAATCATAACATATTTGAAAGTATTTTTCAAATGTGTCAGAATCGGTTATTTCATTTAGATAAGTTAATGTTTCAATTAACCCAAATTCAGGGGCAATATTAATTGAGTCTAATCCTAATTCAAATTTTTCTTTAATAGTAGAAACTGGGATGTAGTCTCCATTGTGTTCTTTAGAGATAAGATTATGGCGTTTACATACATCAATCATTTCTTTTAATCTACTAGAGTCATAAGCACCAGTTTGATTTGTTCCTTTTAAAGAAGTACCAGATTGGATTACTAGGTATTTTATTTGGTTAAATACTTCAGGGGTCAATTGGGATTTAAGTTGGTGTATTAAATCATCTAATTCATATGGTTCAAATCGTCTAATGGCTTCTTCTGTGCCTACCTCATACTGTATATTAGGGTTTAGATCATAACAATATTCAATCATTTTGATTGTCTCTTTTAATCCTAAGTTAAAGGCGGGGTACTTTTTCCAAGGATCAATATGAATAATATCTAAATGTTTACAATCTTCTGACAAGGATTGGTATCCATCATCATCTAATTGCCCTTGTCCTGGGCCTGAGTGATCTCTAACTAGTAGAATTTTATCTGTTTTAGATCTAACATAGTTTGCAAATTCTTTGGTTGACCAATTGTTTACATACCCTCCATTCCATTCTACTTGTCGACGAGATGGGATTAGACCTATGGTATTATTTGTTTCATTGCAAAACTCTATAATAGTGTCTACTACATTTTTGGACATCGGTCCTATAAAGTATTTAGGTGTCATAAGTTTATGTATATTTTATATTGTTCTTCTGCTTGTAATTTAGCTATTATCTTACCTTGTTCAGTAAATGGTCTACCATCTATCAAATGTCCTTTAGTATTTACATCTATCGGGGTAGCATTAAAAACATATCCTTCTAAATTGTATACTTTATCCCAATCTTTTCTTGTGATAATTTGATATGGAATATTCTTTTTAACACACATATATTGAATAGCTTTACTAAATCCTCCATCACCCAATATAGTTAAAAAATCAATGCTTTCCAAAATATATTTAGAAACCCCTATCCAATCTGTGTTGTATGCTTTTAGATACCCGTTTGTATTTGTGATAGTGTTAGCAGCACCTATGTTTTGGCTTGCATCATCTATTTCATCAACATAATCTAATACTGTGGTTTTAAATGGCATACTAACAGCAAATCCAGCAATATCTAATGTTTTAACGGCGTCTATGGATTTAGCTATATCATTTGAGTAAAACGACTTATATACAGCATTAATATTGTTTTCTTGGAATTTAGTATTAAAAAATTCACATCCATTATTTCCGGGGTTAGAGGAAAATGAGCAGAATATTTTAGTATCTTTATTTATTAGCATTGCTAAGCAATTCAATAGATTTAAACCACAGCATTTTAGAAAATTTATCATCATGAAGTGGGGACATGTTTAAGAATATTATAGCTGTAATGAGTTTTACTGTGTTTAAGTCATATCCATTGGTTACTATCCATTTTTCGTATTCTGTTTTAAATTGGGCCAAATGTTTAGATACCTTGCAAGAATAACTTATGTTAGATGACCCTTCATTTAAAGTAATATATGAATCGTCTTTAACTTTATTATAAGGGATAATACAACCACCATATAATTTAGCTAAATCATAGTACAAATCTCCACCTTTTGTATTACCAGCAAATGATTCTCTCCAATCAATATATGTAAACTTATCAGTTGTTGGGTCAAAAAGTATATTATCGAATTGTAAATCACCGTGAAATAAATCATACATTTTAAAAGCAGCATGCTCAATGTTTAGATTATCTAATATGTTGTTTAAGGATTTGTATTTAACACCATTAATAGAGTATTCTTGTTCAGCATATTGCTCTCCAAATTTTTCTATAAATTTATTTTTGCGTTGATTAGTTTTATCAATATAAAATGCGGTAAATTCATTTATGTTTCCATCAAAAAACTTAGCTTTAGTACTAATAAGGTTATCATAAAAATCTAAAAACTTAAGAAAATAATTTAAATTATCATAGTGGTACAATGTTTCCCCATTTTCCCAATTATAACTAATAAAATACTTACTATTAGAAAACCCAGACGGGATAATATCTTTTAAAATATTAGCTCGTTCTGTTTTATTTTCAATAAATGTTTCACTAGGATTAAATTTGATAAATTTATTTTCCTTATATGTTATTTCATCTGTTACTTTGTACAATGACAACGGATTATCACCAAAATACTCTTTAGTTCGGTTTAAATCATCTAAATTACCTGTGTCTAACCATTTTAGATGCTTAGCTTTAAAGCTAGGGTATTTGTCTGGGTTTTTAAATGCAGATACTATTTCCCCATTTTGAGTATTAGATTCTAGTTCACTCCAAAATATATCAAAATCCCAAATGCTGGCTAGACCTATAAATGCGTTGTCATATCCTTGTGTGTCTTTGTTTACAAATTTTAGGATATTGTCATTTTCATCTACATCTGCTGTGGAGTATTTTTCAGGGTAGCTAGTAGGGTAAACGCCTAACCAATTTCCATCTAAATGGGGCATTTTTGAGTCTATAATACAATCTGCTACTACAAAATAAAACGGGCGTTGCAAATGTTGTTTACACTGCAGTGCTGAGTACCCAGGCCCTGAACCTTCTTGGTCGAAGTTATTAATGTTTACGAATGTAAATTTATGGTTTGGGTAATTTAGCAGACAATATTCTTTTAGTGATTCTCCCTTATACCCAAGGGCTACTACAAATTCATATTCATTAGGGAATTTATCTATAATATAAGAAATAATAGCCTTATTGTTAATAGGTAATAATGCTTTATTAATATTTTTAGTTAAATTTTTTAAACGACTGCCTATCCCGGCTGCTAGAATCAGTACTGCCGGTGTTTTATGCTCTGCTTCTACTTTTCCGTCTGTTCGATTAAATTCATCGTTTATTCTAATAACATCGTCTACGTGTGGGGTAGATACTTCCTGTAAAATAATATCAGTTATAGCTATAACTCTATGCTTTTTAGGTGGAGTAACATCAAAAAAGTCCCCGGCACCCATAATTTTTTTCTCAACAACACCCTCATCATTTTCTAACCACACTTCAGCTGTTCCTGAAATGATGTAGTTGGTTTCATGTTTAAATTGGTGGTATTGATAGCTGGTTTTATACTTAGCATTTATGTAAATTCGTTTGTAGCAATAAAAATCATTTAATGCTAACCATTCTTCTTTTCCCCAAGGTTTATGAACTACTTTATGCATGTTATTTGTTTTATTTTATGTATGCTGCTAAATGATAATTTTTATATACGTCACCATTATTTTCATTAAGGGCGTTTTCATATGTAAAAACATAATTTGGATTTATTTCTAATAATTTATCTTCTACTTGTTTAGGATCAAAATAAATTGGAATATCATCTATCAAAATAGTATGAGTTTTAATATTATGACGTTTTATAGCATTTAATTCTTCCCATAGTGGATTTCCATCAATACCATCTGGGTGTCCGTCTAGCCAAAACAGTGTTGGTTCTTTTATTAGTTTTAGCATGTGATCCATCCATGCATTAGAATCTCCAAAGAATAAATGAACTTTACCTTGAATTATTTCTTCTGTGAATTTATCATAACACTCTAGAAAATAGTTTTGGTCTATTTCTACTGAAAGTGCTTTATTAAAGCCAAGTTTTAAGGCTCTTGTTACGCCATCACCATGGTGGGTTCCAGTTTCAAAAAAGATATTATGATTAAATTTGTATTTTCCAAATAGATCAAAAGGTGTTAATCCTTTTTCTCCTTTAACAGTTATTTGACTGTGGGTTTTGTATATCATATTATTTATATAGTTGTTCTTTAATCCAATTGTATGTTTTTTCTATACCTTTAATTAACGGCTGAGTTGGCTCCCATCCTACCTTTTCTTTAAATAATTTATTATCTGAGTTTCTTCCTCTAACGCCTACAGGGCATTTAAAACCATATTTGGCTTTAAATTCCTCCCCAGCAATATTTTTAATTTTAATACTCTTATTAGACACTTTAATAGCCATCTCAGCTAATTGATTAATAGTAACCATTTCCTCAGATCCAATATTGACTGGGCCTAAAAATTCATTTTGTCTCATAAATTGAAGAACTGCTTCAATACATTCATCGATATAAAGAAACGATCGAGTTTGTTTTCCATCACCCCATACTTCAATTTCACCCTCACTCTCAACAACTTTACGACACATAGCAGCAGGTGCTTTTTCTTTACCACCTTTCCAAGTACCTTGTGGTCCAAATATGTTATGAAAACGAGCTACTCTTACATCTAATTTGTAGTTACGATTAAATGCTAAAAATAATCTTTCGCTAAATAATTTTTCCCAACCATACTCTGAATCTGGGTTTGCAGGGTATGCACTTGATTCTTCGCAATTTGGGTTATCGGGGTCTAGCTGGTTATGTTCTGGGTACATACATGCTGAAGAGCTGTAAAATACTCGTTTAGCGGATTTTTTAGATGCTTCATGTACTACATTTAAATTTATTAATGCTGAGTTATGCATTACGTTTGCATCATTATCGCCTGTGAAGATATAGCCTGCTCCGCCCATATCTGCTGCTAATTGATAAACCTCATCAAATGAGTTTATATTATCATTCTCAGATATTTGATTTGGGGCCATCATTACTCGACTTACTAACATTGGGTCTCGTAGGTCACCTTGAATAAACTCGTGACATATCTCGGCTTCAGTAAAATATTCGTGTTTTTTAATATCTACTACTCGTACCCAAAATCCTTCTTCTTTAAGACGTTTAGCTAAATGTCCACCTATAAATCCTCCTCCCCCTAATATTAAAGCTGTTTTTTTAATATCCTGCTTTCTCATAACTTATTGTAAAAATTATTTTGTGATTCTTGTCTTAATATGTGTTTATAATGGTATAAAGAATACTCTTCAAACTCAGGCAGATAAGCATATGTCTTATATCCATCTAGTACTTCATGTACTTTATTCTTCCATGTAATACCCGGAGTATTTTTAAATATTCTCCATTGGTAATCAGGGAATTGAACCCATCCTTTATCATTTTGTTTCCAACCCCACATTTGTAAATGTTGAGGAGTAATACCTTCTACAATATTAATTCTAGGAGTTAATATAACGTCAGACCCGGAGTTAGATAATATATCTGGGAGTGCTTCTAGTAATTCTTCATTGGGCACTTCATCGGCGTCAATTTGGAAGATATAATCACCAGAACACATTCTGTTTAATTCATTTTTCCAATCAGCAAAATGACCTTGAAATGCACTTTCTTTTAAGATGATAATATCTTTAGATGACCAATAATAAAGTTCATCTAATAACTGTTGAGATGCTTTTGGTTTATCTAATAAAACACAAATTTCATCTTCAGATCGTTTATGTTGATGTAGGAAATTAAGTAAACGACTTACTTCTTCTAGTTCATTACAAACTGTGATTGCATAACTGATTTTCATTTTTTATCTTATCTATCCAATTTTTTAAAGTATGCTTTGGCTTCCAATCTAATTTTTCTTGAGTATCTGAAGGGAATTCTTTGCTAGTAAACCTTTCACCTTTTCTTTCAGGGACAAATTCCCATTTATGATCAAACAATGTAGCTACCTCTAAAATAGTTATGTTTTTTCCAGATCTTAAATGCCATTCATTTTGTTCATCTTGTTCCGTAACTTTTATTAGCCCTTCAACTATATCTTCTACGTGTGTAAAATCTCTACTTTGGGTGCCAGGTGTAACTACTGTTAAAGATTTGTTTTCTTTGTATTGTTTTTCAAATATTCCTATTACTGTAGCATAATCACCTTCAACTATTTGGTTGGGGCCATATACATTGTAAAAATAACAAATTTCATATTTAAGACCAAACCATTTTGAGTAGTTTTTTATTAGTTCTACCATTTTAGATTTACACCAAGCATATGGAGATAAATTTTCATCTTTACCATCATTCCCAAATTTTGATGATGATGCTGAGTATATAACTTTAGCATTCCATTCTAGGCATAAGTCTAAGATAATCGGGGTACCATATAGAATAGTTTTAATTACATATTGTATGTCATCAAATGATTTAACTATCCGAGAATATTCCCCAAAATGATATACGATATCAAATTTACAGCCGGCTAATAATTCTTTAGCATCCCATGTATTACCACTTATGTATTCAACATCTGGTATATGGTTTTTAGGTTTACCTGTGAAGTAATTATCTAATACTGTAATATTAGATTTAGGGTATGTTTCTTTTAGTTTTTTTGTTAGGTTAGAGCCTATAAAGCCGGCTCCACCTGTAACTAATATGTTCATATGTTATATTATTCTGGGAGTAAACCTATGTAACTTAAAGCATCTATGAAGTCTCTTTCTTCAAAATGTTTAAGAGTATTCATATCCATTCTATACTCATAAAATTTACCAGGTTGTTTTGGAATTGGGTATTTGAATTTTTCTTCTTCAGTTACAGGCACTGCTTTAACAGCCGCCCACTTCCAGTTTGAAGTATCATTACCATTAGCAAACACCATACCTTGTTTAGGCTCATTGATTGTTTGTGGTAACCAAATTAAACCTGTTGCTTCATCTTTCCAAGCTAATTCTTTATATAACTCAGGAAGCATTTCCATTTGAGTATCATAAAATTCACTTCCTTCAGTCATAAGTGAGTTAGTCCAAAACCCACAGGATAGTGACATCCAATTTGTTATTTCAGGTGTGACCTGTGTTTCATAACACAAGTCACCTCCTGATTTAGGACAATTTATAATTTTATCCATTATTTTCTACTTTTTTTAATTTTGGTAATTCAATCTTTTTTAATTTAGGGAGTTGCAATTGAACTTGTTTCGGGAACTCAGGGATATATTTAGTAAATAATTCATCTACTTTATCCTTCATTTTATCCCAACTAAACTCAGTTTTGCTTTTGTGTGCCTGGCGTTTAGCACCATCAATATATTTCTTGTGGTCTTCAAATATATCTTTAATGGTAGTACCAGCATGGCCTAAATCTACTGAGAACCATTGTGATTCTTTTAATAACCAATTGTTAGCAGCACTTGGGTGAACATTAGTTAATGTACCAGGTAACATTGTAGTAAATTCTGGGTTTAAGAAATCTGTATGTCCACTCCAATTAGTTGTGATAATTGGTTTTTTAGTTAAACTAAATTCAAGTAGTGGTCGTCCAAATCCTTCACCTTTAGTTAAGTTAATCATCGCTTTAATTTTAGGATGATTATATAACTCATTCATTTCAACATCACTAAATTCACCGTGTATTAAATAGACATTAGGTAAATCTTTGCTGTTAACCGAGTTTTTGATAGCTTTAATTTTCTTTAAAATTTCATCTCGGTCTACATATGAAGAACCCATTTGAGATGTTTTTAAAATAAGTGCAGGTTTATCTTTTTTATTTTTAAATATTTCAAAAAACATTTTAATTAATAACCCAACATTTTTTCTATCCTCACCCAAATCACCATTAATCCAGTGACCTACAAACAGAAATGCAAATTTTTCCTTAATATCATTTAACTCAGGGAATAAAGATACTTTGTCAAGTGGTTTATAAATTTCAACATTTGCACCTTCAAATAGTACTTCAATTGGTTTTTCAATTTTTAACTCACCAACAACTTGGTTAGTGCGTTGATCTACCTGCTGCATCACAGTTTTAATAAATGTCTCTTTAGAATGTTCAGAAGAAGTTAATACTAAATTCATTCTATTACATCCTTCAATCCAATCACCTGGTGAAATTGTTGTTTCAATACCGGCTGTTACTCCAATATTAAATTTTCCAATAGGTTGAAATTCACTTGGTATAGTAATTTGCATCCAAATCTCAGGTTGCTTTGGTAATTGAGGTTGATTCCAAATATGATCATTTAAAAATTCCCACTCTGGGTTATCATGGATAAATTCCCAGGGAGTATTACCCCACATTTGTGGGATAATCTTTACATCGTATTTATCTAATTCAATAATTGCTCTAACTAAATCTCGAGAGCGTGCTCCGTAGCCACTATAAGTATCAATAGGGCAGGAGATAAAAAATAACGGTTTACTCATAACTTCTTAATATACTAATTTGTGAGGTACTACTTTATCTTTAACTTCACTTGTGTTTATAAATTCATATTTTTCTCTTGGTTTCCAAGTTTTAAACAACTTATCTAATGTTTTAATAACTTTTTTACCCATATTTTCAGCTGTGAACCCAGCTTCTTCACTTAAAGCCCATTCACGACCTTTTAATCCTAATGCTTGTCTCTCTTCTTTAGATAATTTATAAACAGCTTTAATTTGTTCAGCCGCGTCTTCTGCATTACATCTATCATCCCAAATGTAAGGAGTTAATGGAGAGCCTTGAATTGATCTATTAGTCGGGTATACTGGGAAAGCCCATTCACCATGTTCTTTAATCTTACCGGTATGGTTAGAAGGGAAATCAGCACTAAAATCAATCCATTTGCCTTTTTTACTAAAACGCATTTGGTCTTGCATTCCACCTGTTACGTTTGCAATAATAGGGTTACCTACTAAAATTGCTTCGGTTAAACTTAATCCCCATCCTTCATTATTGGTTAATAAAATTTGAGCATCTGTACTGTTATATAACATATTCATTCCATTAGGATCTAATACTTGGTTAGAGAATATGATATTATATTTAGAGTCACTTCCAAATAACATTTCTCTTACTGCTTCCAAATCAGTACCATTATCATCTACTACTTGGGTATGCAATACAAAAGCACATTTCTTAGCTTGTTCTTCAGTTAATGAATCGATAAATATTTTATAAGCAAATAATGCGTCCGGAATTTGTTTGCGGCGAATATTTCTTGAGTTAAAGAATAAAGCAAAATCAATATCTTTACCTCCAAATAATTTCTTTTTAAAATCGATTAATTCTTTATCTTTTTTATTAAGTGGTTTAAATACTTCTTCATTTAACCCATGAGGAACATACTCAATGATTTTACCTTTTGTTTTATCACCTAACACTAATTCATTAATGTTTTTAGTTTGTTTTGAAATAGCCAACAAAGCATCACATGATTCATAATATGGCTTATTATACATTGGCGCTGGGTAATCATCCCAAATATTCAAATAGATAATAGGTGTTTTCTTTCTGATTTCGTTTTCGATTTGAAATAGCCAGATAAAATATCTTGGGTCAGTAATTAGGAAAATAGCATCTGGCTTTTCCATTTGGATTAGATGTCTAATGAAACGAGCATCCCCATATCCGTTGGTTGGGTATACTACAACTGAGCTATCAGTTAACCCGGTGTTAACATTAGTATCTGCGCTTAAGTCTAAGCGTTTACCTTGTTCTGGGTGATTAATGGCTCCCCCAACGTTAACCCAATTAAAATGCTGAGCGGTGTTTATTACCATTTCTCGAGCAACTGTTGCTACACCTGAATGAACTCTAATGTCATCGCAGATAAGCAAGATTTTCTTCCTTTCGTTTTGAGGAAGATAAGCAAAACTTGAATTCATGTAACTTTATTTTATATCTAAATTATTGTGATTGTGAATTGATTTTCTAAACTCGTCGTCTGTAAGATATAAATGGATTGTGCGGTCTACAAGTTTTTGTAAAGAGAACTTATGTTTTACACAACTCATTTTAAAATCTTCAAATAACTCGCTTTGTACTTTAACACTTGTAAGTGTCATGTCTTTTTTACTCATAGCTTTTATTTGTATATAAATATATATAAAAGTGAGAAAATTACACTTGGCATAAATCTTTTCTGTTATTAAACGGGCACCATTGGCAGTTTTTGTTTACTGTTGGTTGGTGATCTGTTTCTTTAAATGTTCCATCTAACTCAAAACATTCATCAAGAAATTTATTCAAAGCAGTTTTAGCCTTATTCATTTTTACTTTCCCACTTGGTGGAGCATATTCTTGAATTCGACTTTGGGGATACTCACTTTCCTCCCATATTTTTCTTTTTAATATAACAAATTCAACATCAATATTATCTTCAGGAACATTAAATTGTTTACTTAAATAATGTTTGTATAATATTAGTTGAAATTGCTTATTTTCATCTTTTTTGGTATCGTCATTCCAACCCCTAGTAGATGTTTTAAAATCGATTATCTTCAACTTATTTGTAACTTCATTATATAATACTAGGTCAAGATAGCCCTTATATAACAAGTTTTTATGTTGGTCAGTTGGGTTAATGACAATAGGAATTTCACATCCTACTAAATGCCAGTTTTTGATACTGAAGTATTGGTTTCGTTTCTTTTTTAGATAATCTATAATAGCCAACCCGTCATCATAAAATTCTCTCATTTCGGGTGATGAGCTAAAATGAATGCTCTTATTCTTTTTATATTCAGAACTATATGTTTCTCTGAATCTGTCTTCGAATAATTCATCTAAGTTCATTCTATCAGCTGCTGCTCCACTTTCATCATATATTTTAGTAATATATGCTTGGATAGTCTCGTGCATTGCTGTTCCAAATACAGTATGAATTGTTGGTTGATATATTTGTAAATTATCTTTATAAAGTAATTTCCATTTTAAAGGACATTCATTATAAACAGAAAATTGACTATAAGAGATTGTCTTTTGAAAAGCATAATTTATCTCTTGAGGTTTATAATTCTTTATAACCTTTACTAAAAATGGAACCGATTTAGCCAAAACTTATTTTTTATACTTATTACGAATAATCTCCCCTAACTCAGCATTGTTAGGGTATTTTTGGATTAATTCTTGAATTTCAGGAATAATAGACATTTCTTTTTTAACATATTGAGCTGCGTCTAATAGTTCCTCATATAGATGATTCATGTAATCATCTTTGTTATTTTGATCTAAAGTAGTGTTATATTTTTTAATACCACGTTCACTTCTTGATTTAAGATCTTCAATAACTGCTTCTGTAATTTTATCCTTCATTTTAATAACTTCTTTTGTTCCTTTTCTTCAATTCCTAATTTAGAAAGAATAGATTTGATACCAGATTCTCTTAATATGTGAGTATATTCTTCCGCTTCACCAAGTGAACACTCGTAGTAAGAAGCAATATGTTTTAGCAATGCTTCTTTGGTTTTAGACTTTGTAGATTTAATATATTTTAAGAACATTTTCTTTTTGGGTATCATATATAAATATATATTATACGTTTTTTCTTTATCAGAATATGGGAAAGTTTGTACTAAATTTACAAATTCAATGTACTCAGGATTCATACTGAGGAATCGATGAATCATGTATGGTTCAAATGATTTTTTCTCTTCCTCAGTAAATAAATTCCAAGATTTTTTCTCGTAAGTGATCTGGTTAATCCAATCAAAGAGAGTCATTGTACTTTTGGTATTCTTCTCTAAATTCAGTTGGTAACATTTCGATTAAGATCTTACCTGAGGTAGGGTCGTAAAAGCAAGGGACAGGCATAATTGCATCCTCTGCTGTGCCAGCTAAGAATTTAGATACTTTACGTAGCAAAACACCTTCAGTAAACACTTGTTTTCCTTCAGGGGAAACAATTGGTGTTGTTTGGCTTGGGTCAACTTTAATGTTGAGGTTTTGTTGTTGATTACTCATTTTATTTATTATTTATTATTTTTAAAATTGAGGCTAATAAAGCCATTACATTAATTTCTTTATCGATTCTAAAGTTAGCATGGTACATATAATTTTCTATTTCAATAACAATTAATGCTTTAGCTAAATCATTGTTACCATACTCATCTAAACTATCATATAGGAATCTATAAACATCTTCAAAATCATCCAAATTGCTATCAGCAAGTATTTGCCTAATGTTTTTAAAACTATCTTTAGATGGTGATTTAAGTTCCTTTAATAATCCGTCTTTATAACTACCTGTTAATACTGTTTTATCTATTTTAAGATATAAGTCATTAGCACCCCCATCAACAGTATTTACTTGGCAAGTGTTAAGTATTTTTCTAACATCTGGGTAGTGTTTGTTAACTATTAGGGCTAAATCCCCTAATTCATAACTAATTTCTTCTTTATCTAGAATACCAGCAATGTGTTTTGCTACTTCTTTTTTAGATGGAGGTGTAATTTTTAATACTTGACAACGTGATTGAAGTGGATCAATAATACGCTCAAGATAATTACATGTTAATATAAATCTGGTAGTGCGAGAATATGTCTCAATAATGTTTCGAAGTGATGCTTGTGCTTGTATAGTTAAGAAATCAGCTTCATCTAAGATAATAATCTTAATTGGTTTAAATGAAGCACTTGAAGCAAAACCTTGAACTTTATCTCTAATAGTGTCAATACCTCTCTCATCACTTGCGTTAATGTAGAGGAAATCACAATCAAAGTTGTTTACAATTAATTTAGCTAATGTTGTTTTACCTGTACCAGGTGTACCATACAATAGTAAGTTTTGTAAATCGTTTTTTTCAATGTATTGAGCAACAATAGATTTTAATTGCTCATTACCAATATAATCTTCTAATGTTTTAGATCTATATTTTTCTACAAATAAACTATTTTCTTTCATACTATAAAGATAATAAAAAATGGCCCGAAGGCCAAATTTTATTTTAATAATCACCGTACATGTTAAATTTCTTAGGTGGTGGAGGTGGGGGTGGTGCTGCTTTCTCAACCACTACACTATCAATAGCATATAATTTACCCTTCATAGGTGACAATCTAAAGTCACATGATAGTCCTCCAGCTTCTTCAAAATAACCTTCTAATACTTCAGTTAATGACTTATACACATGATTAGGATCAACAAGCAACACCCACTGATCTCCAGGTGGGTGTCGCTCAGCGATCAATACTAATTCTTCTTTGACCTCGGTAGCCATTAGAACATGTCTCCCATTCCACCCATCATATCATCCTGTTTTTTATCTTCAGGCTTGTCTACGACAGTGCATTCTGTTAATAGAATTGTTCCTGCTACTGATGCTGCGTTTTCAATTGCAGTACGAGTAACTTTAGTTGGGTCAATAATACCTGCGTCTTTCATGTTAACGAATTTTTCAGATACTAAATTATATCCTTTCCAATTATCATTACCACCTAACTTGTTGATTAAGTAATATGCTTCTTGTTCAGTAGAACCAGCATTAGTAAGGATTTTCATAAATGGTGCACCACATGCTTGATAAACAATTTGTCCACCTACGGTTTTACTATTTTTAATTGCTTCACGAGCATATAGTAAAGCTGATCCACCACCGGGTACGATACCTTCTTCAATTGCAGCTTTGGTTGCTTGAAGTGCATCATCTACGCGGTCTTTCTTTTCTTTGACCTCAGTTTCTGTATTTCCACCTACGTGAACAATTGCTACTCCTCCGACAAATTTCGCGAGTCTTTCTTGGAGTTTTTCTTGTTCAAATGGGGTTTTTGCTTTTTCGATTTGAAGCTGAAGTTCTTCAATACGTGCTTGTATTCGTTCAGATTCTCCTCGTCCATCAACGATCGTTGTTTCATCTTTTGTAATTGTAACTAATCTAGCTTGGCCGAACCATTTCGCATCAAAGCGATCTAATTTCATGCCTTTGTCAGTACTAAATACCTCACCTCCTGTTAAAATTGCAATATCGTCTAAAATAAGTTTTCTACGATCACCAAAGTCAGGTGCTTTAACAGCTGCTACTTTAAGTGTACCTCGCATTTTATTAACGATAAGTGTAGCTAATGCTTCACCATCAATATCCTCTGCGATAATAAGTAATGATTTGCCTTGACTACCTACATTTTCTAGGATTGGTAATAATTCTTTTACAGATGAAAAACGCTTATCTGCAATTAATACATAAGCATTTTCAAGTGTGCAACTCATTGTGTTGTTATCTGTAACAAAGTAATGTGATTTATAACCACGATCAAACTGCATACCTTCTACTGTTTCAAGATATGTTTCACCTGATTTAGATTCTTCAATGTAAACTACTCCTTCACGGCCTACTTTATTCATTGCTGTTGCAATCAACTCTCCTACTTCTGGGTCGTTATTGCCTGAGATAGTGGCTACTTGTTTTAATTGATCTTCAGAGCTAATGTCTTGTGATATACCTTTACGTAATTCTGCAACTACGTCTTTAACTGCGGCATCAATATCACGTTTGATAGTTACTGCATTTACTCCATTGTTTAAGTGGGTTAATCCAGCTTTAACCATTTCTTGAGCCAATAATGTAGATGTAGTTGTACCATCACCTGCTCCTTCAGCTGTTTTAATAGCTGCTTGTTTTACAAGTTGTACACCCAATTCTTCAATTGGATCTTCAAGTGAAATGTTTTTGGCTACAGTTACACCATCTTTTGTTGATTGGGGGTAACCACCTTGATTTGCTATAACCACATTACGACCATTTGGACCTAATGTAGACGTAACTGCGTTTGCTAGTTTATCAATACCAGTTACAAGTTTTTTCCTTGCTTCAGGACCGAATTCGATAATTTTACTCATATTATTGTTCTGTTGTTTGAATGATTGCTAATACTTGATTTTCAGGGCATACCCAATACTCTTGTCCTTCCAATTCAATTTTGTTTGGGCCCATACTTGGTAACATTACTTCCATTCCTACTTGTAGTACTGTAGGGATAAATTCACCTGAGAATGAGTGTTGGCCTGGGCCTACAGATACGATGGTACCAATAAGCGCTTTTTCTTTACCCATATCGGGTACAATGATGGAACCAAACATTCCTTCTTCTTCTTCGCGGGGTTTAACAATAACCGCGTTAAACGTTGCTTGTAACTGTTTCATATTTAAAAATTAACTATTTGATTGATTTCTTCTTTTACTCGATTCCATTCACTAATATACTCTTTAATAGTATTGTAAACAGGACGATTTTCTACTTTTAATTTAGCGATTGAATTTAGGGCAGAAGCAATACTAGAGTGGAACGATAGCGTTTTAACTGCTTCTTTCTCACGTGTCTTGCGACCTCTTCCATTTTCATTTGTGCCTGGGTAAACAGTTTCATAAACTGTGTAGCTGTTGCTATCTTTCCCAATAAAATAAGGTTCCAGAGCCGGATCCTTGATCAGCGTTAATGACGCTGGCATTTGTGTTTCACTCATAACTTGTTTTTATATTGTGTAAATATACAAACTTTTTAATAAAAGACCTAATTGTTTAATATAAATATATATTTTATTGTTCTTTTGCAACAATATAGTAAAGACTTGTAAATGTTTTGTGATCAAATGTAAGTTTCATCAAACCATTTGAATTAACATGAATTCTACCACTCTCCATACCTTTGTTAGCCACTAGTATTTCTTTCAATAACGACGAGTTATAAACTAAAGTAAATGCATCTTCAGTATTAACTTCTAAATTTTGGATGGAATAAGTAACTTTATTTGCATGTTCAACATCTCCACCGAAGGTAAATTCTAAACCAAGTAAACCCGGTTTTACAACGACATTTTCACTATTTGATAGTGCATTTTTAGCCTTAATCAATGCTGTTACTACTTCATCATTTAATGTAGTTTCAATATTATACTCCTCAGGGCCATTATATGTACCAGATTTAGGTATAATAAATGAATCTGCCAATGTATAATTTAGATTATACTGGTTGTCGGAGATTAATAGTTTGGTGAGTGTATTTTTCTCTTTAGCGTAGTCTAGTAATAATTCTCCACTAGTAATAGATAATAGTTTATCTAATTGTGTTGTATCATTAATTCCTATCTCGGATTTTGGTAATGGGAAATTAGTATGAATAAGTGTTCCTACCATTTCACGAGTGGGGGATGTAAAGTTAATGGTTAATTGTTTTTTGTCATCAATTGACCATTTAACACTTTCAATTAAACCATTTAAATGGTATTTTTCAATAACGGATTGTAATTCTATTTTTGATATCATAACTATAATATAATAAATATTTTTTAGAAGGCAAAGAATTTTGTAACATTAGCATTTAAAGGCGGAAATTCCCATTTAAGGTCACTATAAAGTTCCTTTAATTTGTTTAATAGCAACGATTCAAAAATCTCATCTACATTAATATAATCCTTAACAAATTTTTCTATTTCATCAGGAACCTTAGCATTGGGTAAACCGATTGTTTCTAATTTATAAGGATTAGCTTTTAGATTAATAATAAAGATTTTATCACCTTCAATAATTGATTCGTACTGCTTGTCTAATCTTTTAAATTTAAGCAAGTCATTATAACGTACTGCTGCTTTAGTATTAGCTGGTGCTTTTAGTTTAAATGAACTAAACATTTCACCTGCTCGGGCTGGCACCTTATACGAATTGATTTGTTTCACTCCAGTAGGTTTGCCTAATTCTTTAGGATCTAATGTTTTGATTAACTTGTAAAAATTAATGATTGAAGTATCTAACTCAGATTTCGGTTTACCAAATAAAATATCTTTAATAAATTGCTCACCAAATCCTTTGAATCGTTTATTCATGTTAGACTTCATCAATTCAAGCCCCTTCATATCCAATTCTTCAACAGCAACACCTTCCTTATTAGTAACATACATAGCGTATCTTCTCTTACCAGTAACCAGGATACCGGTAGCAATTACTTCTTGTTTTAATTGGAAGTAATGTTTAGAAGCATCAATATTAAATAATTCTTTACACATTGTATCCAAGTTAGCATTTGCTTCGTTTTGGATTTCAAGTGCCATTTCTAATATGTACTTGTCCTTTTCTTCTTTAGTAGCATCTGGGTACCTATGTCTTAATAAATCACCTAGTTCAATATACATTGAGTCAGTATCACTAATACAGATGTATTGTTTATCTGATTTTAGTTCGGTGTTTAGTTTGTTATTGGTAAATACAATTGATTCTTGGGTTAATCTTTGTCCTGTGTTTGTAATAGCAGCACTGCATATTAGTTGGCCATCAGTATATCTCCATCCACTTTTAGCAAATGTACCATACATTGCGTTTTGTAAGATTTTGAATGCGTGTTGGAACAAATCATATAACTTATAGTTAGCCCAATCTTCTTCTTTACCTGCTTTTTTCTTTAAACCACGGTAATGTTCTCGTTTATCAAACCAACCTTCTAGAATTTTAGCAACAACACTTTGTTCATCTGTTCTAAACATAGCACCAGATGCTGCTACTGTTAAATTACTTTCTTCAATAATACTTATTAGTTGCTTAATAGTAACTTTGGTTTGAGATGTAGTATAATCTTTTTTATTTACTTTTTCAATTACTATTACTTCTTCAGGGTTACGTTCTTTAAGTTTTTCTAAACTATGGTTTTGCTCATATGTTGCATTATAATCAACTTTAATTCTACCAACTAATGTCTCAATACCTAAATTAAGTGATTTAATAATTGAAGGATATAGTGAAGTAAAGTCTAAGTCGATAACATCAAAATACAAACCAGGTATAGGTTCTAGTAGATAACCACCAGCATAACTTGCTTTAAATGATTTTAGTGCTGGGTTATGGGTGGTTGGTTTGTTTGGTGATATGATGCCTTCACGTTTAAGATGCTTCAATATAGCACCCTCATTCATTACTGTATTATAGTAGATTGATTCATAAGGTATATTACAGATATGGGATATCATTATTGTTAGGTTGATAAACTTAAGTTTATCCTCCAATGCCTCAATAATTTCAACGTCACGAAGATTATATTCTATAAATCTATCTAGATCATCTCTAAATAACGTATTCAAATTACCTTCATACTCAATCTTACCTAAACCAACATACTTGGTTCCAATATCACCTAATTTATATGATGGTTCTTCCTTCATAATATATTTTTTATGAAGTAACATATAATCTAAACAGTTAACACCACCAATAGTGATTTGTGATTCACCATTAAATTCTCTAACACTTATTTTTCTAATTGGAGATAAACGTGATGTTTCCTCTTCACCTATAACTTGCATTAAACGGTGGTAAAGATACGGCATATCAAAATAATCTGAGTTATATCCTACTAATATTGTAGGGTCTAATTCTTCATATTTAGATAAAAATTTACCTATTAGTTCGCGTTCGTTTTTACAAGGAATAATATGTTTACCATCTTGGTTAACTTCCTCGATTTGGCCTGATGGGTCAACAATTAAGCATATTTTTTGTTTAGTTGTTATATCTATAAGAGCAATAGATGTTAAAGGCATAGGTGCTTGTTGGACATAGCTTGGTGTTAAGGCACCACCCATTTCAATCTCAATATCTATATAAACAATGTTATGCCAAGAAGGCACAACATCATCTTCTTTGTAGTATAATTCTCGTAAAGCATATAATGATTTGTCAATATCTTTTTCTAACAAATCCTTATCATCCTTGTTAAACTTTTTAGTAGGAATAGCCCAACCACCAGTTAAAACGGGTCTAGCACCTTCTTGCCATCCAGGAACACGTTTCCAAAACGTAGGCTGGAGTTGGAAATCCATCCAGCCTTGTTTATCATCTCGTAAGTAGTAAGTATAGGTTTGGCGATCGTAATATATTGCTTGGTACATAACCTAAATATAATAAAAAAGGCTTGGTTTCCCAAGCCTAATTTAAAATATATCTTTAAAGATTATAATGTTAATTTTCTCCAAGCACTTCCACTACCAAAATAAAAATCTCCGCTTGATGAATAAGATATTGAACCATTTGTTACTGAAGGGAGAGGATCAGCTGGCTGTAGAGTCATTAGTCCCTGTAAACTAGTAGAGCCAGTTACTATTAAACTACCACTTATAATTGCACTTCCAGTTACTGTTATACCTTGAGTAGCATTAAGACGACTCCATACATTAACATCATTATTAGAATCAAGATTTAAACTATTAATACCGTATATCCATGTATCTCCATTTGATACGAATGCATTATATCCATCAGAGTAACAAATTTTAATATATCTTGTTCCATTAGATGAAGCTAATACTATTGATGGGATAATAGTACTAGAAGTAGATTGTAAGTTAATTGCTCCTTCACCTATGGTGAAACTTGTAGAAGCTGATACTAATGTAACTCTTTCAGTAATAGTTAATGACCCAGTAATACTTTGGGAACCAGTATTAAATAATAAGCTATCAGTTATATTAATAAGATTATCTCTTATGTCAGCTGCTGATATATCTCCGGATGTGTTATCTGCTATTTGAGTATTGATAGCTGATTGTAGTGTGGTTTTACTTTGTTGTGACATTATTTGGTTAAGTATTAAATGCGTTTGAAAAAGCGTTTGAAAAAGCACCAGCAGATGGTAGTGGAGGTGTAGGAGTAGGAGAACTTGGTGATCCTCCGTATGAGAATGAATTTATATTAATAGGAAATGGATCATATTTTTTAGGGTTTGGCCTAGAAAATTGACTTATTTTAGTAATTAATCCATTTTTACTTTTTAAACTCATAGTTTTATTATAAATATACACAAAAAAAGACCTGGGGCGCCAGGTCTTTGGTTTTAATAGGTATGATTTTTATTTATCTAAAAACTGTTTAAGATTTGGTCTAAAGTAATTGATAGATTTCATTACTTTACGGTCTCGAGAACGATACACTATATAGTAATCACCTTGTTTTTCATAGTGACATTTTTCACCTTGTTCTTGTTCTCGGACACGAACTGTAAAGTTAGCTTCCTCTTCTGTTTTACAAGCTTTACTCATATTTGAAGCTTGCACTTCAGCATAAGCAGGTAATATTTTATCTTTCAATCCGTGAAGCATAGCTCCGTTTCCTAATGAAACATAAGTAATATCACAAAGTGCATCTAACACTTCCACAATATTTCCTTCTTCACAAGCGTCTTTATATTCTTCTAGTTCTTCTAGAATGAAATTATAAACAAACATCCATTCATCTTTAGATGGGATAGTAGGTTCATAATTATTTGGTTTACCCATTGTAGCATTAAATTCCTCTACTTCACTAACAAATGGAACATAATTTTCTTTTATGTTATTAATTTCATTTGATAATTCGTTCCATTTTTTAACTACATCATCTCCAAATTCAATTTTGGACATCATAGATAAATCAGCAACTTGTGTTGTTAATAACTCAATAAGTTCTGCTTGTTTTTTTTCTAATTTAGATTGAGACATGACCATTATTTATTTTAAGTGAATCAAAAAATTCTTTACGTGCTAAGTTATCGTTTTCCATAAACACACCTGATGCTTTGGTAGTGACCATTGCAGCACCTTGATGTTTAATGCCACGACAACTTACACAATTGTGTGTAGCAACTACAGTTACAATAACACCTAAATTACCTTCACAAACTTTATTTACTGCTTGATGAATAGCTGCTGTTAATTGTTCTTGAATAGCTCCTCTACGACCAAAGTGTTCTACAATACGATTTAATTTAGATAAACCGATTACTCTACCTTCTGCACCTGCAATGTAACCAATATGTACTACACCTCTAATTGTTTGGTGATGATGTGAACACATTGAAGTTAATTGAATATTACGTTCGATAATTACTCCATCATAACCATCTGATGGGAATGAAGTAATATCAGTAAATCCATTGTAACGACCAGCCCATAAATCATTAACATATGCTTTAGCTACACGACGAGGTGTGTCGGCAGAGTTAGGATCGTTTTGCCAATCACACTTTAATGCTGTTAAGAACTTACCAAAGTGTTCTGTTGCTTCTTCAATCATTTGTTGCTTTTCTTCATCTGTCAATGGACGATCTAAAGCAGAACCGTTTGCGAGACCATTTTGTACGCATTCGATGTCATTGTGAAATTTTCTTCTATTTTCTTTCATATAACCTAAATGTAATAAATTATTTTTAGATTGCCAATATATAAGGCAAACTTCTTTTCTTTCCTAAATCATCATCCATCCCATATCCTACTACCCATTCATCTGTAATTTCAAATCCATAAAGTGAGCCTACAGGCATATTTACTTCATTGATGTATCGTTTAATTAAAGTAACCATTTGAACACTTGCTGGGTCGTATGAGTAGAAGTAATTGGCTAGAGCATTCATTGTTATTCCTGAGTCATAGATATCATCTATGATGTAAACATGTTTACCAGTAACATTTGTTGATTTTTCAAGTATCATTTGTAGATCACCTCGTTCTCTACCTTCATATGATCTTACTTTTACGAAATCAACCTCAGGGTCTAATGATGATAGTCGTTTAACTATTTCATTAAAGAATAAAAAACCACCATTTAATACACATACCAATACAATTGGAATTTTTTCGGATTTATGGCGGTTTAGAATTTGTGTTGCGATATGATCTACTCTCGCATCAATAACTTCATTTTCAAATAATACTTTCATGTAACTCTTTTATTGAATGTAACCCGGGGTATGCTTTAGTTTTTCCTTTATGAGACAATATTACGTGTGGGTAATAATCTACGGCAAATGCTTCTTCTAACTCAGTATTTTCATTAATTTGAATTAATTCAAACCCAAGTTTTTCAGCAATTTCTTGAACCATAGGGTGAGCCACTTTACACCCCCCACACCAGTCGGCGTAGAAGAGTGTAACAGTGTTCTTTGTCTTAAGTGTTTCGGTTAACAGTTGTTTATCCATTATACTTCTCGTTTTGTGTCAAATGCTATAATATGTTCACGTCCTGTAAAATTATAACCATTGTCTCTACAAAAATCCATCACCATAGGGTATACTCGGATTAATTCATCTCTTGTATCACCAGGAGGCATTAACCAAGTTTTACGTTTTGGAATATCCATTTCAACTCTAAATGCTTCAATCTCAGCCCATGCTTCAGGCATTTCAATAGGATTACAAACAGGTTTAAAATGATAATCATAATGGTAATCTAGTGTCTTTCTTATTGTTTCTTTATCAAGACGAAACTTATTATGTTGGTCCACCATCTTTTGGTCAGCAACTTTACCTTGCGGAGTAAGAGTCCCAATTGTAGGAACGCTGTTACTGAACTTAGGACTAAGAGATATAAGACCAATAGGGTAGTCAGTTTCAATGAAATGAGAACCTTCTGTTTCGATTGTGATAAATAAGCCACGTTTTTCTGCTAAATGGGTTAATTCGTTTACTAAGTCAGGATGCATTGTAGGTGAACCACCTGTTAACATCATTTCTCTAATAAATGGGTTATTGTCATAAATAGCTATAATATCATTAAACGTATATTTTCCTTTTTCAGGATGAATACTCGTATACCATGAATCGCACCAACCGCCGTCACCAAACCAACATCTATGAGTACATCCTGTAGTTCTAATAACTACTGTGGGCATACCTGCTCTACTACCTTCAGATTGTACAGCTGTATATAACTCTACAATAGGTAATTTTTTATTATAATCTTCTATTCTACCTGGTTTCATATTTCCTCGTAAATTGAGCTGTTATTATCATTTTCAAAGCATTCTACTTTAATACATTTACAACGACCAGCATCTGTTTTAGATAATACTTCATTAAAGTGTTCATACACTAAACGGGCATTACTTTCAGCACCCATCTTTTCTAAGAAATGTACTTTACATAGTCCTTCCATTTGCATCTGTTCAAACAAATCACGATATGGATCATCAGCTTGAATTAATGTTGTATGGTCCCACATATGGTCCATCCAATCTTTCAAACCATTACCTTTAGGTGGTGTTTTAAATCCACCATAATCAACAATCCAATTCATATCATCTAATTGTTCATCAATATTAGGTTCATTAGATGCAAACCATACTTTAAATTTTAAAGCATAACCATGTAATAATTGGCAGTGTGAATGTGCTGCTTTATATTGTCTAATTGCTACTGAGTAGTTTTCAAATAATTTAGTTGATATATATCTTGTTGCCATTATCCTTCGTTTAACCAATTAATAATTTGTGAATGTGATTTTACGCCTACAAAACGTTTTAATTCTTGACCATTTTCTGTTAATACTACTGTGGGTACATTTCGTACATTAGCAGCTGTTAATATTGCTGGGTCAATATAGTCAATATTTTGTTTATGGACTGGGATTTGTCTAGCAACATCCTCCATAATTGGACCTAATGTTTGGCATGGTTGACACCATGGTGCTGTGTAATAAAATAATTCTTTAGGCATTGTCTTCAGTTTCTGGGTTTTGTCGTTGCATTTGTTCTTTTAGCATGGCCATAAATTTACGTTCCATAACTAATCTATTTTTAGCAATTGTTTCATTTCGATTTGAAACTCGCTTGTTGTGAGCTTTCTTCCCACCTCGTTTTTTAGATGTTGGCATTATTATGATTATTTAAAATTGTTTTTACATGTTCTACTACTGTTTCCCAACTTACAGGACCTGTTTCATTTGCATATTCGCAAGGGTCTGGTTTTCCAAGTTTCATAAATGCCTCAACTCGTTCTACTGATGATGCTGATTTATAGTCTGAGTACCATTTGTAAGCATTTGTTTCTGGTCTGTAGTAATGTTTGATTGGTTTGTAACTTGTGTTAGTGCGAACATACACTTCATTAAAGTCTAAGCCAAGTTTATTTACACACTTATCCCCATCTTCTAGAATACCAAACTTATCAGTATGAAGATAAGGTGTATAGTGATATACTTTCTCAGCTCCCCAATTACCCGCTTTAAATGCTTCAAAATCAGCATCTCTAAATTCTTGGCGGCAATCAGGATAAATAGCGTGGTCACCTGCGTGAATACCCATTGCTATAGCGCAATCTGTCCCTTTCTGTTCGGCAATTGATAATGCAACTGCTTGAATAATAGAACTAAAAATCTTATTACGATTTGGGACTACTGTTGCTTTCATATTTTCTTCAGCATAGTGTCCTTCAGGTACTTCTTTACCACCAGTTACTAATGCTGAGTTTAGTAATTCAGATAATCCTTTAAGTTCAATCACTTGATGTTTAACAATAGGATAATTGATAACCATTTGTTCAAAATCACTGTTATACCATTCTCGGTTAGGACTACTATTAATATACTTAACTAAATCTTTAGCACGTTCTAATTCTACATTATGTTTTTGACCATAATCGAATGATAATGCTGTAACTTCATAGCCATTGGCAAGTAGATGAAGCAATAAAGTGGAACTATCCATTCCCCCACTTAATGATAATACTGCTTGTTTCTTCATAATTTATTTGCTATTTGTAATATAATATTTGTATCCTCGTTTGATAAACTAAGACGACCTTTCCTTAACTTTTTAATAGCCTCAGTCCATTCTTGTTCATATAGGTTACCTTGTGTAGGAGAAATACCCCCAAACCATGTTTCTTCCATAACTTTTATTAATTTAAAATTGTTTGTAACTGATTTATTTCTCTAAACTTATTTACATTAGTATGGATTTTAACCCAATCAATCATCCCTACAGGTGTATTCATTGCCTGGTCAATTTTGAGTATTGGTTTTTCATCTAATCCTTGATTAGTATATAATGTACCTTCCATAGCAGCCATAATTGGGTTTGAAGTATCTATTGTTTCAATAAACTTCATATCTTTATAGTAAATAAATTCTTGTGGCGCTGCACATCCAAGTAAATGGATTCTATCACTATCATCGATTACTTCAGCCGCATACAATGTACCAATAACGTTTACTCTACCCATAGCAGTTGATATAGCTGGGTTGGGGTGATTGAAGTGCTCTTTATAGTACCCAGCACCATATGAAAATGCTATTTTCTTGTAACCTAATGCTTTGTATTTTAAATAACATTCAGCAGCATCTTCAATACAAGTTGCTTGTACTACTGCTACTTTTAATGTTTCTTCAGGTAACTCAATATGAGCCCATTCTGCTGCATTATCAATAGAACCTTGCATGTCTTGCCATACATCGGGTACAATAAATTCATTTGGCTTAAAGTAGTTTACCCAATGTAATAAACGATCTGTATCATAAGCATGGCCTAGTTCATGTAAACTATTATCCATGATAATATATCGGCCTTCTTTTTTAGCTTCTTCAAAATACGCAAAGTAATCATATTCTTTGTCTAACAAATGAGGCAAACAATAATCATAATCGTTAAATGTTTTTGATACGGGTAGTACTGCTAATGGTACTTCGTGTGATAATTTGATACGGGGTGTTTTCATAACTGATTTAATATAAATATTAGATTATTTGCTTACAAGTTCATCTGAAAAAACTTCTTCTAAAAGCTCTTCTATATCTGGTAGGTCTTCTAGTTCACGGAATCGTTCTGCATCGAATGTAGGTTCAGTAGGTTGGCCATTATGCATGGCTATCATTCCGTTAACAACTTCTTCTAATGTGACACCCACACCATGTGGGTATTTTTCAACAGTTCGAATAGTGTAGTATTTTCCCTTAATAGGTCTATTGGGTATTAAATTTATTGTTTCTTGTTTCCATGTATCATTGATACATTCTACTAAGGCTCCAACTTTCATGCTGTAAAGATAATAAAAAATGGCCCGAAGGCCACATTTTATTTATATAAAATCGCTTACCCCTCGCAAGAGATACATTCTGATAAGCGCTGTAAATTATCTCCTCTTAACACTGATTCAGTGCGTAAGTAATATAATGTTTTAATTCCTAATTTATGAGCCTCTTTATGTACTTGGCTAATCCATTTTGGAGTATCATTTGGGTCAAAACATAAATTTAATGAAATAGCTTGATCTACATATTCTTGTCTAACACCATTTTGTCTTACAATTTCTAATTGATTGATTTCTTTGAATGTTAAGAATACTTCCTTTTCCTCATCAGTTAAAATATAAGAAGGGACATTAATAACTGAGCCTTGATCTTTTAGAATTTGTTCCCAAACACTATCAATATTATATCCTTTAGTTTCAAGTAATTCTTCTAATATTCTATTACGTTTAATGAATACACCTTTTGCTGTTTTCAAATTATAAACGTTAGCAGGAATAGGTTCGATTGAAGGTGATACACCTCCTGAAATATGGGCGTTTGATACTGTAGGTGCAATTGCTAAGTGATGAGTATGTCTCATACCTGTACCTTTACACCATTCTGGCTCACCATATAATTCTGCTTGTTCACGAGATGCTTTTAAAGCGCCTTTCTCAATAAAGTCAGATATCATTCTTGTATGAGCAGTTGCTTGAATACCTACAAATGGTAAGTTCTTTGATTGTAAAAAGGTATGCCATCCTAAAACACCAATTCCAATTGCTCTACCTTTAGTAGCAGAACGAACTGTGTTTTCCATAAACTTAACATTTTTAGCTCTATCAATAAATTCTTGCAATACACCTTCTAAGAACCAACAAGTTAATTCAGGTAATGTCATTCCATTCTCAAATGTAAAATCTTTCCATTCATCCCAACGAGCTAAGTTTAAAGATGATAAACAGCAAATGAATGAGTGTAATTCGTCTGTATATAATGAGATTTCAGAACAAATATTAGTCATTGAAACATTTAAGTTATTTTTCTTATATGCTTCAGGATTATCATTGTTAACATTATCTTCAAACATGATATAAGGTTCACCTGTTTCAAGACGTGTTTTTAAAATCTCACCCCACAATTTCATTGCTCTAGGCTCTTTATTGTCTAGGTCAGTCATAAACTTATCATCAATAACAACGCACTGATGTAAATTCAAACATTGACGATTAACATCACCTTTTGGTCTACGAATTTGTAAAAATTCCTCAATGTCAGGATGGTTAATATGTAAATTAACTGATGCTGCTCCTCTACGAACTGATCCTTGATTAGTAGCTAAAATAGTTGAGTCATAAATTTTAGCCCATGGAACAATACCTTCAGACACACCATTGTCTTTAATTTGTTTACCTCGGCCTCTAATGCGAGATAAACCAATGCCTACACCACCACCTTGAGATGATAGTCTCATTAACTCAGAGTTAGCATCTGCTATGCCTTCGATACTATCTCCAACATCAATACCAAAGCATGAAATTGGCATTCCACGTTCTGTACCTAAATTTGATAATACAGGTGATGCTAAACATAACCAGTTCTTAACTATTGCCTCATAAAAGAATGGTTGTAAGTCTTTACGTTTTAATCTGCGAGCAGCTGATTTAGTTACTCTCTTATATGCGTCAAATACATCTTCATCAGGTAATAAATAACCTTTTGAAATCATACTAACTGCTATCTCATCCATCCAACTTGGGTAATTCTTTCCTTTAACCCATCCATCTGTGTCTACTTGTATACTCATTTTTTATATTTTATAAATCGTCCCAATCTGCTGTTGATTTTGAATAACTTGTTACTCTTCCTGCAAAGAAATCTTGATGTGTTTTACCACTTGTTAAATGACCAAACCACTCAATTTGTTTTAATAAATTTGGATCAATGTCATTATAAATCGCGGTGTAACCTAATTCTATCATTTTTTCGTTAGCTCGTGCTTTAATGAAATTTTTTAGTTGATTAACATTTAATCCATCAACATCTCCCATTTCAAACGCCTTATCAATAAAATCAAATTCTAATTGTACTGATATTTGACAAGCTTCGGTTACTGCTTTTCTTAAAACGTCAGTATTTAGTTCTGGTTGTTCTTCAAGTAATGTTCTAAACAACCAACATCCTGCTTTAGAATGTAATGATTCATCTCTAACACTCCATTCAACAATTTGGCCTGTTCCTTTCATTAAGTTTCTTAATTGGAAACTCATTAATATAGCAAACGAACTAAATAAATTTACTCCTTCAGTGAACGCTGAGAATATGGCTAATGATAATGCTCTTTCCTCTAATGTTTCACCTGGTGTTTCAATTAAACGCTCAATTTTTGCTTTTGATGTTTCGTCTTCTAAGAACGCTTGAAAATCATCTAAACCTAATTCTTCATTCAAACGAGCATATGCTTCAGCATGAATTGATTCAAAATCAGCAAACACACGAGCCATTGCTTGAATTTCAGGTTTTGGAAACCATACTGATACTTTTGTCGACCAATAATCATTTACGTGAACTTCTGTTTGAGCAAATGATTTTAATATGTTTCCAATTAAATTCTTCTCAGGTTCAGTTAATTTTAATTTCCAGTCACCTAAATCAGATGCGAGTGGAACTTCATCCGCTAACCAATGTGAACGGTGTTGATCTTTATAAAAATCAAAAGCCTGTTGGTACTCGAATGGCTTGTAGAAATTTCTAGCTTCGATAATCATTTTGTAAATATAATATTAAGATTGTAATTCGAAAAACTTCTTTTTAAGAGTCTCTCGTTCCTGAGCGTTTACGTCGCTGAATTCGTTTACAGGTTTAGAAGGGGTATATGATTCTTCGTTTTCTTCGTAGTCATCAAATATCTCGAAGTGGCCAGTTGATGTGTTTACTTTGGCTCCAAATGTCATTCCATCACCACCATAACGATTTTTCATGATATGGAATCGACCTGTGCCGGCTACCTTATCTTCTTTTTTACGTGATAATGAAATTGATATATCTGTAATCATAATTTTATCGTAGCTACCGGCTGCTTTATCTCCTTCAATAATGTCATCTTTTGCACCTGATCTATTAACTTGGGATACACTCCAAATTGGAATTTTCATCTCACGAGCTAATCCTTTTGTGCTTAAATAAATATCATCTATTTCCTCTTTCCTTTCAGAGTTTGTTCTTTTAGAACGAAGAAGATCTACGTAATCAATGATAATAAGGTCTGGTCTAAAATCTTGTTCAATGCATTTTTTAATATGTGCCTCTAATGTAGACATTGATGCTTTGCCTGGTGAGTATTCTTTAATTACTAGATTGCCGGGTAATTCGGTAATAGTTGATTCTACTCTGTCTTTGAAATCCATAATTGTGTTTACAGGTACTTCTGTAAAACAAGCATCATATCGTCTTCCTACATAATCTTCACCTAACTCAAGAGTATAATGTATAACATTAAATCCTAATTTAACAGCATGTGCTCCTAGGGCAATTAATGTCCATGATTTACCACCTCCCGGATTACCAAATATTAAGCCAAAGTCACCTGGTCCAATGCCACCTTGGAATAAGTTGTTAAATAAATCCCAAGGTGTAGGAATTGCAATTCGGTGTTCTTCTCTATATCGAGACTCAATGTCTTTATTATATTCTAAACCTAGATTTTTATCTTGACCTGATTTTAAGGCATTATCAACCAAATGTCTAATTGAATCGTAGTCTCCTGCTTTTAATAAGTCAACTGATGTTAATAGTGCTTTTTTTAGTTGTTGGTTTTTACAAAAATTAGAAAATTCTTGTTCAACATATGCTAAATCATCTTCTGAGGCAGTATATGCTTCTCGAAGTTGTTCTTTAATTGCTAGTTGTAATACTTCATTTTCAATTTTTTTCATTTCTACCTTAAGTATATCCATACTTGGTGTAGTATGGTAATGGTTGTAATACTTAAGAATTTCACTAATAATCCATTTATGTGCCGAATTGTCAAAGTACTCTTCACTAATTACATCATGGATGTTTATTAGAAATTCTTTACGTGTAAGTAAAGAGGACAAAACTTTGATCTGGAAGTGCATTCCATACTGAGACAGTGTGCTTAATGTCATATAACTTGTTTATTTAAAACTATTTAATGTTGTGAATGTATTTCTAATCCAATAATCTATATTATTAAGGATATGTCCTAAACCATCTTCATGGTACATCTTTAGGAAATCAGCAGCTTTTATTGAATCTACATTATTACTAATTATTTCTTCAATAAATTCTTTTTCGTCTTCATCTAATAATGGGTTACCTAAATCCATTATCTTATAGTGGTTTTTTATAGCATCAAAATCAAATATGATTTTAGAGTAAATAACATGTTCCTTATATTTGCTTTCACAAATGTTAAACAAATCATCTAAAGACATATCTTGGGCCTGCAATTCTGGGAAGAATTTAAATATCTTTTTAGGTCCTAAACCTTTTACTCCCGGTATTTTATCTGAATTATCACCCATTAATGTCTTATATAATATAAAATTCTTAGGAGATAATCCAAATTTTTCTACTACTGTAGTTGGAGTATAGTACTCTTTAATCATTGGACTATACACAGTAATATTATCGTCTACTAATTGTAGGAAGTCTTTATCTGCGGATACAATCACACATTTGCTATCGTATTTAGTTGACATATAGCGGGATAAATGCGATATAACGTCATCTGCCTCAACTTTATCGAGTGATATAAGATTAACGGGTAAACAACGTAGATAATGTATCAGTCGTGATATTTGGTTTACTTTAGATTCGTTTTCTTCATCTAAATCATCAAATGTATCATGATTAGTCATTCGAGATATATTCCTTCCCGATTTATATTCGGGGAGTAGGTTCTTCCGATTAACGGTTGAACCTACCCCATCAAATATAATGTAAACGGAAGTGGGCTTGTTTTGGGTTATTAAGAATCCTAATGAGCGTAAGAATCCTCCCAACCCACCTATGTGGACCCCATCTTGATTGACATAATTCAATACAGCAAAGTTACGTAAAAATAAATTTAAACCATCTATAATTAATACTCTACTGTGTTTGTTAAATGTTCCGACAGGATTACTGGGTTTATCCATGTCGTCTAGTAATCTTAATAGGTCCTTTTTATCCATTTTTATTCTTCATCAATTAAGGTAATTGCTTCTTTACTTTCTTCCCATTCTGACTTATCCTCAGTAAGACCAATACCTTCGATGCTACCTAAAATATGTACCCATTCGTGAGCATGTTGTTTTTTATATTCAGTTATGTCTTTGTTATCGTCTTGAATAAAACCATGGATTGTAGCTACAACTGTATTTTTAGTTTGTAATCCTGTAACGTGGTTTTTATCTACAGATACTTTAGTACGAACTGCAAATTCAACTTCTTTACCATCTTTAGTTGCTTTTAACTTACTTGTGCCACTATTAGTAATATTACCAAATGTTAGTACAATAGAAGCATCTAAAAACATAGTCTCACCATTTTTCATCTTCATTTTAGGTTGAGAGAAAATATTTTCAGCAGGTGCTATCCATATTTTATTAATTGCAACCATTGAATTTGTATATGGTGATGATTCTTTTCTTGATAATGGGAAACGTTGATTAATAAAATTACCAAACTGTTGTGACATTGCTCCTGCATTCCACATCGGGTTATTTTTATTTGCTTCAACACTCATTTTACAAGGTATAGAACCGATTGAATCCCAGAAGAAACATAAATCATAAGGTAAATTCCCTTTCTTTTGTTCATCTAACAAATCAGCAATAAATTCAGCTACATCTTCAATTGTTTGTAGCGTGCTTCTATCATTGTATAGGAAGAATCCTTTATAATCTACAATTTCACCTGTTTCAGTATCAACTATATCTTCAACTTGGAAACCCATTTGTTTAGCATGTTCCCAAGACCATTTCATCTCTGTAATGATAAACACAGGCAAAATGCCCATTTTTTGGGCATTAATTGCTAGTTCAAGTAAGGCTGTTGTCTTACCTGTGTTACTGTGTCCTCGCAATAGATTAATATGTCCTATTGCTGCACCTGGGAGTGATGTTGAGTCTTGTAATGCTTCAGAGAATGGAATCCACTTTTGTTCTTTAAATTTAACAGTATTGTTGAGTAATTTCTTTTCCTTAAATTTCTCTAAGTTAAAGTTTGCTTTCATCTCAGCAGATACTGCTGTAGTAAGTGATTCTTTCTTTTTAGCCATAACTGTTTATTAAAATGGTGCTTCTTCACTGTCCTCATCATCACCAAATAAAGCATCAAATTTATCTGCTTTAGTTGCTTTTGGTTTGGTTTGAAGTGTATAATTTGATTTTGGCTGTTCTGCCTTAACTAAGATTGGATCTTCATCCTTTGTATCTTCAACTGTTTCTGTTTCTTCAACTTCCTCTTCTTCTTCATCTGGGTTTAAGAAACGCTTTAGTACATCTTTAAGATCTTCGTAGCTGTTTTTCTTTTGTAATTCTAAGACACTTGGTTGTTCAGTTAACCATGATTTAATTTCAGCCTTGTCTGTTCCTAAAGGTGATGTTTTTGGTTTAACACGAATTGAACATTTAATACCTTGACGACCTCCAATATCACCGATAGAAGCATCAACTGTAAAGTCACGGCCTTCGTTAATATCAGTAAAATCTCCATAATCTTCATCCTCAGCAATACCTAGTAATTGCATATAGATCTCCTTTCCAAATTCCCACAAACGAACTCCTTTGTCTTCTTCACCACGAACAATAACAGGAGCAAATACTCGCATTTTAGGATCTAACTTTTTAGCTAGTTTCCAGTTTTCTTTGTCATTTGTTTGACGAAGTTGTTTAGCAAATTCTACAATTGGATCTTTTTCACCCCAGTTTGTTAGGGCATAAGTTGGGAATTTAGATAATCCATAGTGTACAAACACTTCTTGAAACGGATTTTCTTTGTTTAGTACTGAAGGTACAATTCGGATTTGGTATTTACCTTCTTGTTTTGGTTTCCAATAGTACTTGGAATAATCAACCTTTTCCTTTTTGGCTCCGGTTGCTTGTAGAGAATTTAATCTCTGTTTAATCGCATTGATGTCCATTTTTATTTGGTTTTAAATTGTTACTATATAATATACTACATTTTTCTTAATAGGCCAAGTTAGCTAATACAAGCTTTTAAAATGCCTTTTTCTCGTAGTGTTTCTTTAACGTTACGTACCTTATAATTCAATGATCTTGAATACCTTTGTATTCAATTGTTTTAACTCGTTATGTTGAGTTAATAATATACTGTTTCTATAGTGTGGCCAACTTACTCTATAAGACATATCAACTACTCCACTGTTTAATTTTTTAATTAATTCGTTTAGAGCATTTATAGTATAAAGAGTATTGGTTTCTTTTTTACGATGAACTAAAATTGTGTTCTCGGGAATTTCATTTACGTTATTTTGGTCAACATTGTAAGTGACAACGTATTCGTTTGTGCTTTTTACAAATAACACAAACATTTTATTGTACATAATAGTGTAAACAGTAGACAGTTCACTTACTAACTCATCTAGTTCCTCACCACTTGTGAATGTGCAAAATAACTTGTTGTTCAAATCCTTAATATTTTCAATATTCGGATTATACATATCATATCTCGCCTTAAAAGTCATAACTGCGTCCTCTATTAATTTTGATTGCTAAATTTAGTTCTTTAAATATGTTTTTTATTGCTTCTAATTCTTGTTCTTCATCTTCATCCCAATCAAGTAGAAATGAGTCATATGTGTATAGAACTATTTTAGTATTTTTACCTGCTAATATCTTATGAATTTTAAGTAGTATACCTATGTTTATTGATGTTTCTAAGTTTTGTAAGATATAATTAAATAACTTTTGCGGATTCATGTTTTCTAATGAATCGTTTTTAAATATGTAACCTGAAACTGGTGCTGTAAAGATACCAGTAGTGGTAAATTGGTTCCAAGCTGTATTTGTGTATTTTTGTATTTTCTGGAAGAATTCGAGGTGTTGGTATTGTTTAAATACTCCTCCATATAACTGTTTGAATGTTAATTCTTTTGCTTTAGCGTAGTCTACGCCATACATGCTAGCAAAATCAGCATGAATATCAGGGTTGTCAAATTCATGAGCAACCAATTGTCCAGCCAAAGTTGGATGGTACGCTGAAATATCAATTTCAAGAAATTCATTGTTTTGTGGTATAAAGCTCGATCTTGAGTGGTTATCTTTCTTTAGAGCAGCGAAGTTAATGCTATTAAAGGCATTAGATGGGCGTCTTGTTGTAGTATTGAGGTTATATTGAGTAAACACCCTACTATCGCGTACTGAGTATAAGCTATTATTTGGTTCATAGTATTTATAAAACTTGTCTTCATTAATTTTAATTCCGTTCTTTTCAATCCCAAAAAATGCTAAAGCACCTTTATTATAAAATTTAACATATTCTGGTTTAGGTGCCTTTAAAACATCTTCGAGTTGAGTATAAATATTCTCACAAACCTCATAATGCTTAACTATTGGAATTATTTTGTTAATATCCGTTTTATTAGGATGTTTTCTATAAAAGATATCAAATACAGGTTCAGATGGAGTTTCTACATACTTAATAGAAGAAATATCTGTTACTTTGTTTAGTTGGAAATAATATAAGAATGATTTTTTATCCCTAACATAGACTGTGTCTATATGTTTTAATAATTTTTCAATATATGTTTTTCCAAGTGACATTGTTTCACTATGGTCAATACAAAACATATATCCTTTAGAATCATAAGTTGGTCTAATATAGACTAAACATACATCATTTAAGGCAGGATGAATTTGATTATGGTAAGGAATAATCTCAACAAAGACTTCTTTATAGTCTTGATTAAAAAATTCTCTTAATTGATCTTTAGTTTCTACTAACCAATACATAACCTTTATTTTCTAGTAATATAGTAATAAAGATTTTATAGGCCAAATTATTGTGTTAATAAAGATGCTGCGAACCAGGTACCAGATCCAGCTGCTGTTCCTTGTTGAATGTTTTTAGAAACAGATGCTCCATTAAATGCTGTAAAATCAAGGTAATCAGTACTGCCATTAAGAAAAGCAATTTTAGTACCAGTTAAACTTATACCAGTACCAACATTACATGGTTGTTGGATAATCATAAATGAATTTCCATTTTTTCTTGCTTGAGCATTAACTTGTGCTGATGAGGTAACAGCCATATTTTCAAACCATACACCAAATGAAACATTGTAATAGCCAGCTATAGTTGGAGTAAATCTATATGTTGAAGTATTCCACCAACTTTGTGGGTCAATATCATCTGCAAATTGTATAACAACGTCTGATCCTGTAGCTATTAGTTGGTTAGCACTTAGTTTACCTTGAGCAAAGTATGAGCCTATAACTGTAGTAGCTGCTATTGTATTTCCATTTATTTGAGTTATATTAGCCATAAATTATTTTTATATTTCGTACCAATCATTACTTGGTCTAAACTTCATTGTCCACCAATTAGTATCCGTTGTACTTTGATAATAAATATGACCTACTATTCTCACTAACTCGCCTGTACCTGACGGTGCTGTCACAGTCATTTCGCCTGTTGTAGCGGAAACATATACTGGTAGACCATGGTCTGCTCCTATTACATAAGCACCTTGGGTATTATCATCACTTACAGGTGCGTCCCCTTCAATTAGGATTTGGCTTTTACCGCTATCAACACATATTCCTAACATTTTATTTGCTCCATATGCAATTCCTGCTTTAGTTGGTTTCCAATCACCATCAGTATCTAAATACACTAATTGGTGAGTTGATACCCCAGGATCTAATGTTCCTATAATTATTTGGCCGGAATAAGTTGTGCTACTTACAGCATCTTCTTGTATTCCAGTACCTATAACTTGTTTAATATATAATTCACTATTAGCAGTTATATCATTACTATATACTAAAGCATTATACCCACCTGGCGTAGATAGTAATCTATTTTCCCAATCAATTGATGCGTTAATACCACTATCATATAATACTCTACCGTTCCACTCAACGCTATCCGCACCAGCTTGGTCATATAATATTCTATTTTCCCAATCAGTACTGACTCCAGCAGTTGAATCATATAATGTTCTATTTACCCAATCTACAGAAATTCCACTACCTTTACCTAATGTACCAACTGCGGTATCAATAGTTGCGGCACTAGTGCCAGGAATTCCTACTTGTAATGATCCTGTTATTATTGAGCTTCCTGATACTATTAATGATCCTGTTACATTTAGATTATTTGTAATTCTTGCACTACCACTTACATCTAATCTATACCCTGCGTCTGCGAATATACCACCGTTTTGGAGTATAAAATTACCTGTTGTTGGTTGAAACAATCCCATTTGTGTATTACCTACATAAAACTGCAAGTATTGACCAAGTAATCTTAAAGGATTGGAAGCATTACCACCCACAACACCAATATTTGTACTTACAGTTGAAAGTAATTGAACTGCTGCTCCACCCGAACCAACACCATATGTAATACCACGAAGCATAGTGCTTCCATTTACATCTAAATTGTAAGCTGCTGATCCTGTTCCGATACCAACATAACCATCATCTAATACTACCAAACTTGCACTTGTGTTTGTGTTTTCAACTCGTAGTGCTGTTGTAGCGGATGTTGTACCTGAGCCACGTACTTGAAGACGGGAAGATGCTGTAGTAGTTCCAATACCAATACCTAAATTACCTGTTGTTGATATATTAACCTGAGTTGTAGAGGTGGTGAGGTCTGTAAATCTTAACCCGCTGATTCTAATACTAGAGTTTGAGGGGCCAAAAAAGTAAATATCACTATTTACATAGAATGAAGCTCGAGTTACTATACTACTATTTGCATCGAGTGAAAAACCAGATTGAGGAATATTACCTATACCAACTCCACTACCCGAAATAAGCATTTTAGTAGAACCATTTGTTCTAAATGCTAATGATTGATTATCATTAGTACCTAATAAAGCAGTAGTACCAAAACTATTTCCACCTTGTACAAATGCGTTTGTACTTGCAGTATTAATAAATGAAGCTGTTAAAGCATTGGTTGCCCAACTAGATGTTCCTTGTAGACTACCAGTAAAACCACCAGTAGCAATTACAGAACCAGTAATAGTAGCTCCACCTTGGTCTATAATAAGACCATTCTTGACTTTAAATTCGTTTGGCATAATTTTTACCCTTCACTTTCCAGGTTAATTATAAATATGTTAAATAACTGGTTCCTCAGGAGTTGGCTCAGGTGTTGGTTCTGGAGTTGGCTCAGGAGCTGGAGGAGAATATTTTGTAAATGTTGATGCACTATTGATAGCATTAGCATCTTTAAGATTATCAATTACATAAGTATCCAAAGCATCAATCAATTGAGTGTATGCATCTGTAATTGTAGGATCATATGTTAAAGTAGATTTATCAATACTTTGATATCCTACTGCACCATTGCTAGCAATGAATACATCCATTGCAATTTGGCCTGCATATTGAAGGTGTGGTACTAATGTTAATAGAGGAGATTCGTAAATCAATCCTGTTTGTGGGTTTTGGAAAAATCCGGTTACTTGTACTGCCATTTTGTTTTTTATTTTATTATAAATATTATGTAAGGTTGAAACGTGATTTGAGTGCGTTGTAGTTTTGGAGGATTTCTGCTTGGGAAAGCACTTTGTTATATATTAACAATGGCCCATAAGACCCACTCATAGTACTTCCTACTTGATTTCCATACCCAGTGTTTTGACCATCCGGAACCCAGGAAGCAGAAGCTGGGGTAGTGTTATTTACTAATGTTCCGTTTATGTATACTTTAAAATTTCTACTTGTACCTGTTATATAGGTTATAGCATAGTTGTACCATGTATTACCTTGAGCAGTAGTGTGGCTATAAGAAGAATTATATTGTGCTGCCCCAGATATTTGTAATGATATTTGATTAATACCATTTGCACTACGTATAAAAATATGATTTCTAGATAAGTCGTATGAATCAAAATATCCTTTTCCTCCACCTCCTTGTTCTATTCCATAAATGGCATTTATCCATATAGATATGGATCCGCTTGACTGAGGAAATAAAGATTGTGATACTCCTGGGAATGATGTTAGATATGTTCCTGTGTTTAGGATTATATTCCCATTTTGGAAACCAGGAGTAGGAACCGATCCCGACCATATACTAGAAGCAGCGGGCCTATTTAAGCTTGTAATACTTGTACTTCCACTAACATAAGATTTAGTATTAGCAGCATCTAACCATAATACTAATCCATCTACTACTACATTTGGTCCACCTGATAAAGTACTCATATGTTATATCTTTTTCTCATTACATTATAGTTCTGGGTAAGTTCAGTCAATGATAGTGCTCTATTATATATCATAAAAAATCCAATAAATCCATTCCATGATCCTTGTCCTGCTCCAGTAAATGATATTCTCGGAGCACTTGTACTTGGGGCGTATGTTAATGGGTTAGATCTAGAAGTTGTTCCTCCATTTGCAAAACCTAGAATTGTTGTTGGAGATACAGTAAAAGCACATATACACATACTATTTCCTGAGCCTATAGGTGATGCTACGGTTAGCGATGTGTTAAGATCATTATACCCAAATCCAAAATATTGGTTATTTGTGATTGGGTTCCCAGTAAATGGAGCCCCGGGTGTGCCTGTTGTACTTTCATTAATTCTCCAACCAGTATTATACCCATTTGAAACACCTTGAAATAATTGACTGTTACCAGCGTTATTTCCCCCAATACCATAGAAATTTTTTCTAGCAGCAAACATTACTGTAAAATTTTGAGTTACAGCTAACGCGTTTAAATCTTGTGTTACTACTTGCACTTGACCATCACTAGCTGATCCTGTGTTATTTAGAGACAAAACTGGTACTCCATATGTTGTAGTATCAATTACATATGTACCTGTAATAGTACTGTTTACATTTGTGCTCAAATCAGTAATGACAGCTGCTCCACTAACATAGCTTTTAGGGCTAGCTGGGTCTAGATAGAGGATTAATCCATCTGTTACTAAGTTTGGTGCTACACTTCCTGCCATGTTATGTTAATCCGAATCGGGTTTTGGTTGCATTGTAGTTTTGGGTGATTTCTGCTTGAGAGAGTGCTCTGTTGTATAAACGGACAGAGCTAATATTTTCACTTGTATATGCACCATCCGGGGTGTTTTTTCTTCCCATTGTTAAGAAAAATGGAGCTCCATATACACTATAATCCATACTACCTGAAATAGAGGCACTATTAATTAAAAGTCCATTACAGTAAATTCTTGCAAATGAGCCATCATACGATAATGTACCTGCTATTGGGGTATTAATTGTTAAACTATTGCTAGATATTTGAGCAACAGCTGAAGAGTTTGGGCTAATATATCCAACAAGTATGTTTCCAAAATTTATTCTAAACCCATATTTAACTGTAGCTCCTAGTAGGTCTCCAGTATAGGCTACTATCCAAGCTCCATTATTTATATTTTTAGGGGTAAATAAACATTCTAAAGTAAATGAAGACGAAGGTTGTAAGGTAGAACTCCCAGAAACTAAAGCATAGCTGCTAGTTCCATCAAATTGTAAAACACGATTACCAGCCGACGGGAAAGTAGGAATACTTCCTGAAATGCTAGAACTTAATAAAGTTGCTGTGTTGTTATTTCTTGATAAATCAGACCATGTATTTCTTCTTCCATTTGTAGATGTACTTATAATGTATGGAGTAGCATATGAAGTTGCTTCCACTTGAGCACCCCAAACATACCACGTCGCTGTAGAGCCAGAAGCAGCCGCGCCCGTTCTTCCAGCATATATTTGTAATATGTCGCCTGGGGTAATTCCTGTGGTTTGAGTGTATGATAAACGAAACCAATCGTTTCCAACATCTTGTACTGTCCATCCTGTAGTAGAACTACTTATACTATATTGAAAACTAAGACCTGTAAAATTAGTTGAAGTTGTATTGTTTCTTAATAAAAAAGACCGAGAAGTAGCTGTTCCTTTTTTTGTATATATTGAATATGTAATTGTAGGAGAGGTTGCTATAATATTAGCTTGTGCTACAGTTGCTGGGTTTAGATAAGCATTTGTCTCATTTATTAATGTCGCTGTAGGAGTTCCATCAGGTGCTATAGAGCCGGTTGTGGTGGTATCATAGATACTTTTACTCCATACTGATTGGGAAAAATCTTGGCTCCATAAAGCTAAGTTCACTGTAGGGTCTACAGGTATAGATTTAAGGTTAGCTGCATCTAAATACAAAACTAATCCATCTGTAACTATTTTGGGGCTGTAATTAAAAGCCATATTATAAACCTCTTATTATTGATTTTATTGTCCAAGAACCAGTTGATGCTGATCCTGTTAATACCATGTTTGAACCTGATACTATTACAGTAAACGAAACAGCTGTTGTATTTCCAAAGTCTGTTGTAGTTGTTTCTGTAAAATTTACAGATGAACCACTTTGTATAGCCATAATCTGTCCTGCTCTTGCATTAGAACCAGATTTGATTGAGTAATCAAAGAATGCAGTATCATAAGAAGCTGTTGGTAAACTATAAACTACAAATGACCCAGAATTGGTCATTGTAA